AAATATGTTTTCGATGCCAAATGATGGTATTTTCTTACTATTTAGACTGCCGTTTAAAGAAGTTATCTGATCCTGCAAAGCCTTACCTTGACGACCATCTAATACAAATCCTTGCTTTGTTGTAGTTAAGTTGTTTACAACATAATTTTTATCAACCTTATTACCAATTGTCCCAATCTTATCTTGTAATGTTTTAGCGAGAGCAATTACTTTTGTAGCATCGTCTCTTGTGATTGTGATTCCATCAACTTGAATTGTGTCTGCACCATGAAGAGTTCCATCTTTATCTGCGGTAATCGTTTTCCCGTCTGGTTTAACGATTCCAGTCTTTGTGGTTGTTGCAACTCCATACGTTGTATCTGTAAACTTTGCACCACTTGGAACATTTGCATTTACAGTATAATTATTTACTTTTGTTGCGTTACCTGCACTTGTTGCATATTTAACACTTTTATTAGCATCAGCAGTGTTGTCTACATTGCCAAGACCAACTTCAGCTTTTGTATATGTTGGTTTTGTATTTGCTTTAGCCCAAGCAGATACATCTGATGCAGGAAGAGATGTAGGTTTATTACTCAAGTCATTATAACTTCCACTAAATGCAACAGTTTTTAAATCTGAAAACCATTTAGCAATTTTACCCAACGATATAGATAATTTTTCTTTTGTTGTTAAGTTGGAACGAGTAGTAGCAGTAGTGAATCCTGTTGTTACGTTGCTTGCATCGCCTGTTTTATCCAATTTTTCAGACACTTTATTCTTATTATCTTGAATCTGACTATTCATAGCAGATGCATCATTTTCATGACCAGAAATCCAATCAGACATTTCCTTCAATGTATCAAAATCTCCAGGTGCACCAGCTACAACCTCTGCAATTCCATCCGAAACTGCTTTTTTTACCGAACCATCACCCGTTCCATTTAACGTGGAAATTGCCGTTTCATTGGCTTCAATTCTTTTCGTGTTGCTTTTTATTGTTGATTCATCTGTTCCAATCTTAGATTTAATGCTTTTTAATTCGCCAGCAATCACTTTATTCTGTAAAGGATTTGTTGAAATTTCTGATAAAGCATCGTCTACAGGAATTCCTTTTACAACACCGCTTTCGTCAATAGTAATAGTAGTACCATCAACTTTTGACGCAACGTGACCGTTTGAATCAATTAACGAAACTGGTAACTTTGAATCTCCTTTAGAGATATACAGTCTATCCTCATCAGAGGAAAATTCAAATTTGTAACCGTCAAGAGTGTCATTAATTTTGCCAATAGCCTCATCAATCAGTCGAATATTGCTTTTACCACCTTGACCTGTAAGTTGATCAAATACAGTCAACCATAATTCGCTGTAATCTGTTTCAGCCCACAACTTAACGCCAGTGTTACTTAATATTTCTGACATATATTTCCTCCTTTTAAACTATTTTCTTTCTGCCTGTTTCTGAGATTGTTTGATTATAATAACTATTTAATGATCCACTCATCATTTTTAATCGTATCAAATAACCAGCAGACATATTGACCTTCCCATTTGTAAAATTGATTTTATTATCTTCATTTGATTTATTAAAAACGCCTATCTGCATATGAACTTCGTTGTTCTTAACCTGAATATTATTATTATTATCAATTTTCAGTTTTTCGCTTAATAAAAGGGAAGAATTGTTGCCCTGTACAACAATATCAGAATTGTTTTTGGATTTAATTATTTTAGAAACTATGAAAGAGGATGTATTTTTATTCTCTATCTTTATTGTGTTTTCTTCTTTACTTTTGACATTTTCACGAATTAAAAATGTTGAATCATCATCAAACTTAATCTCATTTCTTGATTTTGCATGGAACAAAAACAAGACTCTTGTTAGAAATTTTGAATTACTAAAAGCCACGTTGTTTATGCGTGGCTTTAATATTGCTTTTAATGCTGTTTTAATAGAGTTTTTAATTTTAATAAAACTCGTATTAACAAGCTGAGTATATCGTGAAGCACCATGAATATACTCACGAAATGTTTGTCTATCCGAAATCTTGGATGATAAAATGTGATAGTTTATTCGCATACTTCACCTCGTTTTCTTTTATGCGTTCAGTACAGTAGTCGTTAGTCCTTCTGCTGGGATTTCAAGAACTGCACCAGCAGGAATTTCCTGTGCTCTCATAAGCTCTCCATAGAACATCATATTTCCACCAGTGGCGGCATCAAAAATTACCCAATGAGTTACAGGTGACGCTGCAGTTGTCCATGACTCCTGTGCTTCATCAAAACGAAATACTACAGAATTTGTAGTCGAACCTTGAACAGATTCGTTCCAATTAGTTGCATCACATTTTGCAGCAAAACGCTTATAACTAGAAACCGTAGGCTCAGTACAATTAGTTCCGTCTTCACTTGGAGCAGTTTTACTTACACCAATATAAATTGTCTTTTCTCCATTGCGAAAAATATTATTAAGAATTTGATTTTTTTCGTATGTATTAATCATTACGAATCCTCCTTATTTACTTGATCATGGGTTTGATTGAAATTTTGCCGAGGTCGGCTACGAATTGATTTCCCAACTTATCTGTAATAACCAACTGATGTGTAAATTTACCAAATAAGTTCTGTGTATCAGAAGAGGGAATTGTTATTTGAATTATGTTATCTGTAATATTTATTGTACCTTTGACAGTTGATTCGGTTGCTAAGACTTCTGTTTCTCCATATTTAGCCAAACGCCATTCACATGAAGATGCAGCAATATGATATTCTTCATCAAGAATATCATATAAATCTACACTAAATGTCTGCCGACATCCACCAATCATACCAAAGTCTGAATTGTTAAATACTTCACATGACATTTACTTTACCTCATTATTTTGTGACTCCTTTGTTACATTTTCTGTTTTATCCTCTACAATTGGGTTGTTAAGAATTACACTAATCTGTGCGATTCCCTGTGCTTGCTGAATCCCTATAAAACTCATAGAGTTCAGTATATTAAAAAGAAGCTGAATCTTATCTTTTGGATAAGAAACAACTTCCAGTGTTTGTGTATTATTCTGTTTTTGTTCCATATTAAGCCCTTTCTTTACTTCTTTTTAAATGTACTGTTACACCATGATTTTGTTGCATAATTATTTCTTACCCATGATTTTATATCATCTAATCTGTCCTCAAGATGAGAATTTGTTGTGTATCCAGATAAATCTGTTTTTAATGCAAATTTATCATTACACCATTCTTCTCTAGCAAGGTAAGAACTATAATTATCAATATAAGGCGTATTTTTAAAATGTACATTATTTGTGGTATCGAATGTAAGATATCCACTAGGACATGTAATTTTTGGGTTGGATAACATAATAAAATTTAATTGCTTCAACGATAGCTCCTGTGTTGTTATAGAATCTCTTTTTATTAATGAACACAAATCATTAGAATCCCAACCAATATTTAATGCATTTATAATCATAGTATTATTTTGACCTAATAAATCGAACGATAACCCACCAGGAGATAATACTGCGTTCATATAACCAATAGAAGTATTTATATAACCACTATACAAAGATGTTTCTCCAATATTCCAACCTCCTATTGTCCCAGAAGATGCATTTACTTTACCACTAAAACTTCCATCTGCTCCATCCAATGTCCCTTTAAATGTACAGTTTCCACCAAACGTTCCATTGTTTGCAAAAACATTTCCATTCTTATCAACCATAAATGTCCCATTACCAAGATTAATAGAACCACCTTTTAACTGACCGCTGAAAATGCCAGAAGAACCAGTCAAATCGCCTGTAAAATGCACATTACCATCTGAGTCAACGTAAAACTGTTTGTTATTTCCTTTGTAAATAGAAAATAATTCTCCACTTTGATTCGGTTGAATTCGTACAGAGTTATTACCACCTTTAGCAATAAAACCATCATCATCAAATTTATAAGTACCTGAATTATTTTGTAGCGTAAGATATTCTCCCAAAAATAATTTTCCTAAAATCGCTTCGGCATTTACGGCATAAACAGTATTACCATTTTTATCAATGGGTATCTTACCGATAGCCATTTTTGCACTCTTGAAACCATCATCGGAAAATACAATTTGGTTGTTAATAATCTTAATCTGTTCGGGATCGAAGTCATTCTTCTGTTCATTCCATTGCCTGAACCACATTCCAGTTTCGTCCCATGATTGATGTTGATTTTTTACAGGAATATTTGCAACATCTAATCCATATTTCCGCATTTCCTCAACAAAGTTACTCTGATTTACAGACTTATCGTATTGGTCTTTGTTAAACTGAAAGCTCATAGCAGCCGAATTAGCTTGCGCTTGAATGCTAGATGCATCTTCATAAATATCATGTACACGAATAGCATCAGAGAAAGTTACATCAATCTTACTTGTGTCATTATAATCAACAGTAAAACTAATCAATCTCAGTTTAATAACGGTGTCGTAATCAGTAGCCATTCTTATAAAATTGCCAAGTTGGAAATATTTCAAGAATCCTTTGAATTGTGGAATAGTAAGAACATTAGAAAGAGTAGAAGAGTATTGATATTGTGGTCTACATTTTTTAGATAAATCTTTCCATGCAACATCAAATAACTGTCGCTCAATATCAAATCTTTCTGTGTCTGTTGTATTATCTGTGGTGATATAGTTATCATTACTATATGTTTCCTCTACAACATAAGAATCAAGTGTTTTCCATTCATCCTTAGTAACCCATTTATCCATATCCAACTGAGATTGAACAGCATTTCTTTCTGCGATAATAAAATTATAAACTTCTGTAGCAGAATCAACCTCAGACTTTCTTTTATTGTATTCGGCAGTAACATTGTTCAAATCCTCAAGATTTTGCTGATACAAATTATAGTTAAAAGAATCTGGTTTATTCATGCCTTGTGCACAATAAACTTCATCTATATTCTTGAACGATTTAACCTTAGAATCCAAAAACTCTAATCCATATTTCGTCCAATCCTTAGAATCCAAACTATCAGGTAATCGCGTTTCGAGATCCTGGATTACGCCAATCTGATCACCAAGACGTTTCATAATTTCTTCGTACTGTGGTTTTAAAGACTGATATTTCTCATTATATGCTTTCACCTTATTCTGAATAGATTCTTCCATTTCTGGTAGATAATACTCAAAATTGTAAATTTTATTTGTGCTATTTGGGTTGACTTCATTGATATAAATTCCATCACCACCATTTACACGATAGCATGTAATAATGCTATTTTCATCAATGCTTTCTGTCATAGACTGCGCAAGATTATCAATTGAGATATAGATATTTGTATCTTCTCCATAATCGTCTAAATCATAAGCATTTATAGTCATATTGAATGTATCGAAAACAAACAAGCAATTAAATGCTTCTGATACATCACCAGTTAAAAATGAATATACATCTATATCGTCCTCGTCAAAACTTCTCTGTTTATTAGCAAGAGAAGCATCTACATGACCAACCGACCAACTTGGAGCAACATTTAATACTCGATTCAACAGACTTCCCTTTGGATTAATAGGATCATAGAAGATAGTTTTCACATAATCATCGTACAGGATTTCGCCTGAGTTACATTCAAAATCAATGAGTCGCTTATTGCATAAAGTACATTCCAATGAGTTTGCAGTAATACTTTTTGAGATTCCTGTATCTTCGATATTAGTCTCCACATGAATTTTGTACCAACCAATGCCTTGAATCATAATTAGACGGTCTTCTTGAAAATCGTCATAATGTTCATACTTCTTACCATTGATATCTCTATAGATTTTAAAAGAAGCAGTCTGATAAGCGTTTAGATTAAAAGTGAGAGATAAATCATCATAAATACTTACTGCACCAAGAAAGGTTTTATCCTTTTTGGTAATGTAAATAATTGGTTTTTCAAGATTATTCAAAAAATCAACTGGTAAATTAAATGATTGAACTGCCATCAGATCACCACCTTTCGTATAGGTCTATATTTCATCGTAAGAGTGCAATTACCCTCAATTTTAAATATATTTGTCCTTTTATTTAAGTCGTTTACAATACGTGGTAATTTGTAGTTTGTATCATTGTAGATTTTATGTGATATAGCTGTAGAAGTGATTTCTAAGATTGTTCCATCAATTTTTATAACTTCATTATTGATGCAATTATTCAGCTTGAAAATTTCACCCGATGTTTCATTGGTAATTTTAAGATTGCAAGCACTGGAAATGTCAATTTCTATATCGGGATAAATATAACCAATTTCATCACTCATATCTACAAACTTTAACATACCAATACCATTTTTAGTAGAAATTTTCTTTGTAATCATTTGTCCATAAGCATACGGAGAATCTGTAGTGCCTGTAATATTAAGCCCCATAATATCGCCACCGACTTGAATCGGTGAAATATTTAATTGCACATAAAAATGTACTGTATCATAATCAGACTTTGTGATTGTAAATTCTTTGTAATCATCTTTTCGTTGTAATAATCTAGCATAAGTAGAATATTCATATGAATCAATTGGCTCAAAATTCTGTTTCATAACTTGAAATTCAAACATAATCGCTTCTGAATAGTTTGCATTTCCACTTTTGTACCATCTATTTCTGATAGGAGCAGATATCAAGGTAAATTCAATATTTCCACCAGATGTTTCAGATGAGGTATTCCCATTGAATTCACACACCATAAGTCCAAGCTCATCGGAGGTTATGCTATCAAAAGTAAAACCACGAGTTTGAATTGTCATGGTAGCCTCCTTTCTTTTTACATCATTTTCTTCATTTCTTTTTCATATTTCTTTTTGAGTTTTTTCATTTCTCTGTTTGTGCCAGAAAACTCTCTATTCAATTTCTGCGTCTCAGAAATAATATCCTGTAATTCTTGAATATCACTTCCAAAACTTTCAATTTCTTTCTGTAATTCAGTATTCTCTTCCTGTAACCTTCGAATCTGTTTATCACGTTCAAGAAGCAGTTTTTCGAGAATACTTACTTTTCTTTCATTAGTCACTTCTGACATACGTTTTCCTCCATTAAAATAGGAGAGAACTATTACATCCTCTCCATAAATTATCTTCTTACGCCTTTAGCATAAGTAGCTTGGTTGATCTTTCTTACAACATTTTCAGCCTGTTTTTGAGCAACACCTTCCATCTGTTTAACAATCTGATCGGTGGCAACGCCTTCAACAATGGTTCTATTATCAATTTGATAAGTAGGAGATTGGGATGAAATTTTCTCAATAGGAATGTTCTTCAGATTGCCAATGATAGAGTCAATCTGTGGAATAACAGGCTTAAAATTCAACAATGCTTGTGTCTGTTCCTTAGAAAGAACAGCTTCGCCACGTTGTAAGAAACTAATACCATCTTCCCCAGAAAGTTTAACAAGATCCTTAATCACACCGCCAGTTGAGAACGAAGCGTCTTTTATAAGTTTCTTGAGAGCTGAAGTAATTTTTTCTCTATCATTCTTACCAGACAAATCACTTTTTACAGATACACCAAGTTTCTTCGCAAGGGCAACTTCATCAGCCTTACTCAGAACTTGTCCATGCTGTTTATCATAAAGATACTGATTAAGAGCACCGTAATACGATTTCTTGTGTGTTGCCGATATTGAATGCTTAGATATCCATTCCGTAATATCACTTGCTTTCTTTCTGAGTTCGTACAATTCCTGTTGCTTGTCAGCATCATTACTTCCAGAAGAACCAGAGCCGTTTCCGCTAGTTCCAGAATCATTTGGTGATCCAATACCTTGTGTGTCTGTAACTTTTGTCTCTGCGTACTTAGCACTTGCTTCAGCAGCTTCATCCGCAGCTTTACAAATAGATTGCCATGAAGACGCAATCAATCCAAGCTGTGCAGTAATGTTTGGAATGTTAGAAGATAATGTACTTGCATAATCACCTACAGCATCGCCACCATCTTTCCAAGCATTCACAATATAAGTAGACACATCATAACCAGTATCCTTTGCAATTTTCTCAATGTTTGATGCAACCTGTGAAGAGTTAGCATTAACATATGTGAGAGCATCAGAGAAGACCTTATTGGTATCTTTCAGGTAGTCTTCAGCAGACTCTTTACTCTTGGTGAGCATATCATCGAGTGCTTTTTCTTGATCGGATACAGAACGATCATACAAAGTATCTGACTGTTCTTTTTCGGCATCTTTCAAATCGGATTTCAATTGCTGAAGCTTTTTACGATTTGATTCTGATGAATCGCCTTCCAGTGCCGCAATCTGCTTGCGCAAATTAGCAATGTTCTTGTTTTGATCAGCAATCTTGGATTGAAAATCGTGCAAATCTTTTTCGGTTTCTAACAATTCCTTTTTCTTCGAAATTGCTTCTTCCAAAGCATCATTTTGTGCATCTAATCCTTGCTTTACATAGGCAACTAATGACTTCTTTGCTTCATTTGCAGACTTAATAGAATCACGCTGACCTTGCTGATACTCACGAAGTTTAGAGTTATAATCAGTAAGACCAATTTTTCCACTATTATACATCTCATTCAGATCAGCAATAGCATCTTTGTACTTTTGAGCCTCCGCAAGATATGTATCATAATTCTGTGCAGTCAACCCTATAGCAGTAATACCATCCTGCGTAATCATTCCCGTATTACTGTCAAATAGATTGTCAGAATCAAGCATGTCAACTAAGAAATCTGTCTCGTCTGTGATGTCTCCAAGCTTATTAAGCAACTCGTTAAAACGGTCAAACTTCAACTCATTGATAGATTTTTGAAACTCTGCAAGTTCCTGTTCGTCCTGTTGAATGGCTTCATAGACACCATTTAAAGCTTCTTGCGCTTCATACCATTCATTACTGCCAAACTTAATTGTAGATAATTTCTTTGCAAGTTTTCCAGCTTCTTCTTGTTTAAGCTTCATGTCAGATTTGACGGCATTTGCCTGACGTGCATAATAAGCTTCACCAATCAACTGACCTTTTGCTTCAGCTATATTAAGGGAATTGGAGACAGAGTTCTTTCTCTGCTCAATCAGCCCAGCTTTATTATCATACCTTGCCTGCACCTTATCAAAGCGATCTTTCCTAGCCTGACGAACATTAGAGGTATAATCCTCTTTAGCCTGATTATAATTATCAGTTGCGGTATTCTTTGCAAGAAGATATTCATTATGTGCTATGCACTTTTCCCTAAGAGTGTCATTTTCAATCTTGTTAATAAGATTATACGAAATTGACTTATTGGATTTTAAATTACTCTTAATAGAATTAAATTCCTTTTGAGTAAGACCAATGTTTTTAGCTTTTGTTTTTTTTAGAGACTTTGTAAGAGAACTCTTATTGGATTTATAACTCTTTGTTGCACCAGTATAAGCAGTTTTTGAAGCTGATAACTGGCTATTGTAGTTTTTAATAATCTGTTTATATAGACCATCAATATCAGACGTGCCGATTTTCTTTGTTGGATCAAATGTAAGATTACCTACCTTGGCATTCAGAATATCAATCTTTGTTCCAAGTTTCTCAATCTTATCAGAAGCACTGTCAATCGGGTTGTTCGCTAAAGTCTCATATAAATCCTTTAACTGATCCGTAAGACTGGCAACCTGTTCCTTGCAAGCTTTTGCTTTCTCATAATAGACCTGATAATCCTTTAATGCATTTTTCAGGTTTTCATTCTTAATAGAAGCGATACCATCTGAACCAAGTGTTCCTTCACGGATAAGTTTCTTATAATGGTCAAGTGTCTTGGATGATACACCTTTTATCTTTTTTACATTCTTTCCGCTGCTAGAAGATGTAGATGTTGCATTGTTGATTTTGCTAAAACGTGAACCAGATACAAAATCCTTACGAGATGAAAGTTTGGAAACTCTTACAGATGCGCCAGTATGAGGGGATTCAACAAACTTACCGTCTCCACCATAAATACCTACATGTGTGATGTTGTTCTTGCTTCCAAAGAATACTAAATCACCAGCTTGCAAATTTTTCTTCGATGTAATTTTTGTTCCCATCTTAGCCTGGTCAGCCGCATGATGTGGTAAACTTACACCAAACTTCTTATAAATCTGCTGTGTAAATCCAGAACAATCAGCACCACTTGTAAGACTTGCGCCACCCCAAACATATTTCAATCCAAGGTAATTTGTAGCAGCATCATACAAAGCGTTTCCACCTGTAGAAGAAGAGGAGGATGATGAAGATGATGAAGTTGTCTTTTTGCTATTCTGTGTTTTCGCAGCTTTATTGGCATATGCCATGTATTTCTTGTATGCTTTTTCCTGTGCAGTAATAGCCTTTGTTGTAGCTTCGATTGCTTTTTTGGTTTGATTTTTCTTCTGACCGAATGTGAGAAGATCATCAATCTTGTCTTTAGCCTTAGATGCCTTGTCTGTAAGATTGTTAAGTTTAATCTCAATAAAGTCAAATACTTCGGCTGCATCAGACTTTGTTTTTGATTTAGATTTGGATTTTTTTGATGACGGAGATTTATAACTTGATGAACCAGAAGAATTTACTTTCACTTGTGGTATATCTAACTTTGCACCAGCTGAAGTTGTTACACCATTTACAATATCCTGAATTGCACTGTTAATATTATTGCGCATTTCGTTAGACATAATTGGATTATCAGACAATCGCTGTTTTAATGCGGCAAGTTTATTTAAAGCTTCTGTGCCTGCACCAGCCATTTTAGCAAGAGTGTAGATATTTTGGCAATCTGCATCAGTTACAATAGTATTTTTATTACAATACTGTTTTTCCAATGTGAAAGCTGCCAATTTTGCTTTTTCTTGTTCTGTAATATCACCAAGATTTTGAAGCTTAAGAATATCTGCAACTGTTGCATTTTGAAAATCTGTAGATGCATCAGCAGAAAGAAGTTTTTCAAACCTAAGTTCTTCTTCTTTTTTTGTCAGAGCCTCTATTACAATTTGCTCGGCATTTTTAACACCCATATCTTCAAGCTGAGTGATATAATACTGTTTGTTTTCATCAGTAAGGTTTGCCAAGAAGTTGCCATCATTTACCCATTCAGTAGCAAGAGCATTGGCTGCTTTCTGGCACTGATCCATGCTAGATTCAGAACTACCCATTACCTCTTCAAACTTATCCCATGATTCAAGACCACGGACTGAAACATCAAATCCTGCTAAATCAGAAGCGGATGCAACTGTACCATTTTTCTTGTCAGCAAGCATATCAGATATCTTAGAAATCTGTGTAGACATAGAAGAGAGCTGCGTAGAAGCGTTTACAAGACCATTTATTTTCTGTGCAAGTGCCTCTGCTGATAAACCTGTTTCATTCATCAACTGCTGACCACCAGCCAAACCTTCAAGTGCGTTTCCTGTTAATTGTCCTGCATTTGCAAGGTCAAGAAGGTCATCTGCCGCACCTTTTAAATCGGAATCGTCTGTGTTTTTGAGATTGAGCCATGCTTCGTCAAAAGAAGCGATAGATGGGGCAGCAGAATCAGCAGCATTACCCGTATCTTCAATAGCATCCACACCAGCATTCAAATCATCACAGAAAACTTTAAGATTAGAATCTTTTTCCCCTAAAAACTCTGCGCTATTAATCGCATTCATGAGATTAGGATATTTTTGTAATTCTTCCTCTGTAAGCTTACCTTCTTGTGCCAATTGTTGAAGATCTTCTTTTGATTTCTCAATTCCGTTTGTATTGAAAATTTCTGAAATCTGAGAATTATTCCATCCTACTTTGTCAGTGTAAGAGTAGATTAACTTAATTATGTCTGCAATTTCTTGATATTTTGAAATTGTATTTTTTTCATCGGAAGACAAAGATTCTCCATTAGACTTCTTTTTGACAGCATTATCATAGGCATCTTGAAGATTGTTCTTCTTCTTTGTGAGATCTTCAATATTATTATTTAATGATGTTGTATATTCATCTACAGTATCAATACAATCTTGTAAATTCTCTTCATAATACTTAATATCATCCTTAGAACCAGATTTCAAGGCTTTGTTATATCTCTTTTGTGTCTTTTCCATCTGCTCCGTATAATATTCAAAAGATGCTAAATTGCCAACAATATCATCGCTGTTTCGAGCTTCCTGAAATACGCCAGTTGCTTTTGACTGAGCAAGTTGAGTATCAACCGCATTTTTATCAATATCACCTTTCCCATATTGCTTATTAAATGCAGTTACTGTTTTATCTGCCGCCTCTCGCGCAGAATTAGCCTTCTCTTTTTCTTCAATATTTTTTTGAAGCTCTAACTGTCGAGTAGCTTCTTTTAATTTGTCTAATTCTTCCTGTTCAACATAGGTAAGTTTATCTTTCTTATTAAGTTCATCAATTCGTTTATTTTGTTCGTTTAACTGAGATGTCGTTTCTTCTAGTACGGATTTCGCAGAAGCATATTCACTAGTAGCTTTATCCATAGCTTCATTTGCCTTCTCGACACGATGAATCCAGTTATCTATTGCTGTGATAGCCAGTTGGATGCCTTCTGCGATAAGCATACCAGCAATCATATTTGCCGCCATCTTTAATCCTTCTAAAGCAATATTAGCAGCTTTAGCACCAATGGTCATTTGCTCTAATCCATTATTATAAGCAATAGCAGACTGTTTTGCTGCATTCTGAGCATTTTTTACATCATCAAGAGATACTTTAGTTAAGTCATTTTCTTGAACAAATTTTACTTGCCATTTTTCGCCTTCTTTTAGGCAATTAAAATAATCCTGCCAAGTTTTTTGACCAGCTTCTATTTTTTCTTTATTATTAAGAAGTGAAGCCAAAATATTAGATGGATCTTGATCATAAACAGAAAGGTCTTTTAATTTATTTTGTATATCAGATTTAGTAATAATAAATTTATCACTTAAATCTTTCTTAATAGAAGAATTTTTCCATGCATTCACAATATTTGATATTGTATAATCATTTGTTTCAATTAATTCATTAGAAACTTTTTTAAATCTATTTCCAATATCTTCAAATGATTTTCCAAATATTCCAAATTTTGATGAAAATGTATCTTTATCACTGTCAAATGTTTTGAATATCATACTATATTATCAATACAAGCTGTTTGAATGCTTGTCGAATTTTATTATATGTGATACAATTTTCATAAATTGGAGGTATATTATCATGTTAATGTATTGTAAAAAATGCGGAAGAGTATGGATGAAATTTGGTACTGAAAAAAACGATTGTGATATATGTGGATCAATTTGTTACCCTATTCCAGATAAATATTTATTAGTCTGGAATGGTGAAATTGACCATGATACTATTGATAAAAACAAAAAAGACCAATTCATAGAAGAGTGCGTAAAATCTTCACCAGAATTTGATGAATATCTCTTTAATAATCGAGACAGAATCAAAGCACAAAAATCTGCCGAATATGAACGAGATATGGCTATCGGTGATGCAATACGTCAAGGTGCGGATGTTAAAATAGCTTTTCGCAATGGTGGTAAGAACATGCCAAAATGCCCTACCTGTGGCTCACTTAATGTAGAAAAGATTTCAACTGGTAAGAAAATATTTGGCGGTGCAATATTTGGATTGTTCAGTTCAGATGTAAGAAACACAATGCACTGTAAAAATTGTGGAGCAAAATGGTAAACATATGTTCAGACTATCATAATATGGAATGCTGTGCTACAATAAATTTAACCTGTATATATACAGATGTAACTCATTAACCATACACCAATGGCTTAGAACCATAGAAAGCGAAGGTGTATTCACATCAGAAGTTTATACAATTCTGGACGTTCTGTCCCATATAACTTCCCAAGACGATTACTTAATAATCAGAAGGGAGGTGAGATATGGAACAGATTTTTACAATTTTGCTTTCGTGTTTTTGCACGATCGCAATTGCCTTTGCGTTTACCTTACTTGCAATAATTGCGATATTATTAGCTTGCAATGTTGTAAGAAGTGTAAAGTATTTTGAACTACATGCTGGCAAACATCTCTGGTTCAAAATTAAACGCAAATAACTTACATAATTATTTTAATTTCTGCTAGAAAATTTGAGTGTTTAGTGTAACACGGTGCACAATGGTATGAGGATGACATTATGTTATCCTCATATTTATATATTCTCTTTTTAGATATATTTATTTCAACAGCTATAAGGAAGTTTTAATTATGAAAAAATTCACAAAAGAAAAGAAGCTTGTAATTTTTCTACTTTTAATTATCACTATATTAACTGGTACAGATATTTACTCTTTATACGAATTAAATTCAGAAAATAATCAAATAATTGAACTTAAATCAAAAAATTCAAAGTTACAAAAAGAAAAATCGAATTTAAAATCAAAAAACAATGAATATTTGTCCAGAATAAAAGAATTAACAAACAATAGAATCGGATTAGAAATAAAATTAAACGAAAAGGATAAGCAACTGTCTAATTTAAAAGACAAACAATCTACAATAGATGATCTAAATAAGCTTCTTGACGAAAAAGATGATACAATTTCTGATCTTAAAAAACAAATAGAATCTTATAAATCATATGAAGATGCTTATTATGACAGTGATTATTATAATAATGATTATTCTGAAGAAAATAATACATATACAGTTTATATCACCGAAAATGGCTCAAAATATCATAAAGATGGATGTAGATATTTATGGAATAGTAAAATTGCAATTGATATAAACGATGCTATAGCAGAAGGATATGAACCTTGTAGTGTTTGTAATCCATAAATTTAACAAAAACACATACATAGTAAAAGAGCAGGAGATTAGTCCTGCTCTTTTGTTTCATTATATTTCTTGTTTACTGCTTGATTTAATACATTATCATATAGAATAATATTTGAATCGCAAATATCATCATAGCGGCTTACATTTTGATGTTTAAAATGAGCTATTACAACAATTTTACCAATATTGTGTAATGTTTCTACAACTTTTATATAATCAGTATCTCCCGATACAAGCACCGCAATATCATATGCATTTTGAAATCCTTTTGCTACCATATGAGTAGCAAGGTTTATATCAGTTTCTTTTTCCTCTGTATAATAAGTTCTAGGATCATTTATATCTAATTTTATATCATCATAAGTTCGTAATTCTTGTCTACCTTCAATAATTTCAAGATATGGTGTTTTCTTTAATTTAGTAAGCCATTCATAATATTTCGAGTAGCTTTCTATCTTCATTAGATCATCGCATGGCTTATAAGCAAATAAATAAGTTTTTAAAACTTCTGATTGAAATGGTATTATTTCATTTATCGCCTTACCTAAAGCCCAATAATTAATTGGTTTAAATGTTTTGCCTTTATAATGTTCTTTAAGATTTATATTAAAATTTTGATAATCAATAAAAACCATAACTCTATGCATATCATTTTCTCCTTTAAAAATAAATAAGGGAGTTTATAACAAACCCCCTTCCTGCCATTTGACAGAACATAAATATTCACTCATATATGAGCTACCAAAATTTATTTATGCATTTATTATATATCAAAGATAATAATAATGCAATATAGAACGTATGTTTACGCTCCGCTAATCTATTTTATCATATATATCTTAATTTGTATATATGAAAAATATTCCAAAATAATTTATCCAATTTCCTTTATAGCATCTTTAAAGAACTGCAATCGTCCATTTACCATATCACTATTAGATGTACCATTAGAGCAGTATTGCAAATAATCCAAGTTCGTATCATATGATGCTAAAAATTCGTTCAACCATTCCATATATTTAGAAGTAGATTTAGAATCTCTAACCATACGGTACATTCCATAAATGCACATTGGAATTGTACTTGCTTTTATTTTTACATCTTCTGGAAGTTCTTCATTCAACCTATCTAATGCTTTGCGCAGATTTTCAATTTTCTTTTCTGCAAATTGTTTTTCATTTGGATCTGCAATCTTATCATTATAATACATAATAAATTTATTCATATCTACATCTCTAAATGAAGTAAAATTGTTTTTATCTGTCTTTTCTGTAAGCATTAAACATTGAATAACAATATCTCTGTCAAGGTTCTTTTTAAACTGGGCAGGAGATAAAACTTTTTCAAAGAATGGATGATCAGCAATAGAGTAAATAATTTCTCTAACTTCATTGCTTTCAATAGTGCTTCTTTTCTGTCCGTTTGAAAGTTGGTGTCCCATATTTATTCTTTCAAAAATATCAACAATTTCTTCTTCGGTTGCATCTGTCATTGTTATAATAGAAATATCTCTGTCATTAAATCTTGACTGAACAGTTTCGTCAAGCTTAGAAAATTTCTTTCCTGCGATTTCGTATTCAGTCCCATCAATTGTTAATGGTTTTAAATTCTTTGATAATTTAAATTCGTCATTAGCAAAGGCTGCGATTGTAGTAAAACGTTGCTTAAAATCAACTACATCAATCTCTTTTGTGTCACTGTGTTTATTCACAAGTGCAGGGTAAATAGGGTAGTTTCTTAACAAAGTATCAATAAACAATGACTTCTCTTTTGGTTTCCAAATACCAGCTCTACGTTGAATTGGTAAGTCAAAATTATATTTTCCCTTATTGATTTCACCAACCAACGATCTTAAACTTTTCGGACTTGTTTTAATATCTTCCATCCAATTTGCCTCCTTCAAAAAATGCAAAAATTTTTATATTTTCACAATAGCATAATTGTAAAATTTTGTAAATAGAATTATTCAAAATTTGAATATTTTTCTTTCTGCATTATTCGACAAACTTACGTTCTGGATTGTAAAATTATGGCAATTTGATACAATAAATTTGTACATACACCAATTTTATGTACTACCCCCAATGTTACAATATAGAGAGTCTTTGATTTTCGGTAATCTCAAAGACAATTTAGCACTACAAGAACAGCAACTTGTGGTGCTATTTTATTATTCTCTATTTTACTCGATTGAAATCAAGATTTCTTGGTTTTGTTCCATCTTATCTACCTCTAGGAACTGAGAGTTCAAACTGATTTACACGAGATATGAGATAAGTTCATATCATTTAACATGTCGTGCCATGAGTACGGAATGCATATTATAGTAGCATCATTTCATATAACTACTACCAACGGTTGTCACTCTCTGAGGGCTTACCATTTTAAAGGTCTATCCCTGCGAACCAACTGAATTCATGAATTTTTACTGTACCTATTTAGTTTCCTTATAATAGGGTAGTACCATGAGTTTTACAGCCTTCCTCGCATATTGCGTCTTCGTTTATCGTATGTATAGCATACTTATCATAGTCCAAACTAACGTATCCGTTAGAAACCCTATGATGTCGGTACGTTCAAAACAATAACAATGATTTGATTAATACGCCACTAACGTATCAATGCCGACATTTTTAAAAGATAATGCTGCCGCAACTCCTGTGAGAATAGTTGGTAACAATCCAACTGTATCTACAAAATCAGTAGCACCTTTAAGAAGTGTGGATAATAAATCAATTCCATTCTTGATAGTTTCGGAGTCGATTACTTTAAACCAGAACTCCTGGGCACGATTTTCTAATTGTGCCATTTTACCATCAATACTATCAAGATAAGAGTTTAATTCTTTTTCTGCTGATCCCTCTGAATTTTGAGCATCTTCATACACAGAACGAAGCATATCTCCATTCTGAAGAATACTTGCGGCAATGTTGGCTCTATTTTTCCCTGCGATAGTCTCCAATAAAAGATTAAGATTATTTGTCCCTAATTCTTTATCTTTTTTTACAATATTGTCATATAAATCTGCGAGTCCTTGCATAATTTCATATGTACTTTTATAATTTCCATTAGAATCAAGAATATCAAAACCTTTCCCATCTGACGATGCAGCTTTGGTTGCATCCATGATTGTGTCTCTAAGTTTAGAAACGGTAGTAATCATTCCATCTGTTTCTTCGCCTAAATCTGAAAGCTCCTGTTTAGCTTCCTCTGTACCAACCAATCTAAGAGAAATTGTCCTTAAACCTGCCCCCACCTTAGATGGATCTTGAGTTATAGCATTGCCAGCCGTAGTCAACGAAACAGCTTCATTAAGATCGTTGTTCGCAGTTACCAATGCACTTGCGGAATCTTTAAGAGCAGTTGCTAAACCATCTGTCGAGATACTATAATTATTGCCAATATTATTGAGAACATCAATTATATCCATCTTATCAAGATCTTTATACGCCTGGCTCATTGATACAAGAGACTCCGTTGCTTCGTCTATTCCTTCAAACTCTGATACATTTAAAAGAACATTGGCATCCTTTGCACTTTCCGCAGCTTGATTCATTGATTCTCCGAGACGCATCCAATCTGCTGTGGAATTTTGTATCTGTTTTGCAGTTGTACCAACCGCATCTGCCGTATCAAAAGTAGTAGCTTGATAATCTTTCAAGTTTTGAACAGTCTCATCAGATACTTTTCGCATTTCTGTGAGAGCAGTATTAAGTTCTCTTACAACATTAAAACCTTCTTTACCAAGATTAATAACATCATAAACACCAACCATCCCTGCCATCTGTGCAGCAATCTGATGGAATCCGCTATTCTTTAAAGTGTCCCACAATGTTCTACCAGCACGACCAGCTTCAACTTCAGCATTATAAATCTTTAAGATTTCACCATGAATCTTGTCAAGACTCATACTAGGATTACCACTTTCAATTTCTGCATAGTAAGCTTTAATCTTAGCCTTTGCCTCAGTAGACATTTTGCTGTTTTCATTAAGAAGCTTATGAATTTTATCTAATTCTTTCTGACCAGAAACAAAGTTATATCCCTTTTCAGAAGCCGACATATTAGTAACAGTAGCGATAGTATCTTTGATTTTCTTTTCATACTCGTCCAATTTAGAAATATCATCACTTGTCACCAAACTAGCATCTTTACCTTTTAATTCATTAAGCAGAGTTTCATACTCTTTAACAGCATTCTTGACAGCTTGCACATTTTCCAAATATGTTTTACTTGTCCAACCACCATCATTGAATCTGTCAATAGTGGCTTGATATTTATCAACCTTACCATTATAAGAATCCAAACGCTTATCATACTTATTAAGGTTTATATTGGCATTCTGTTCTTTAGCCCGTGTATTTTCTTTAACTTTCTGAGTGTTCTGTTCTAATACATTATTCTCTTCTTTGATGGAATTGGTAACAGATTCTGTAGAAGCAGATGAAATATTCGATTCTTGTGGAGTAGAAGAGAGTGCCTTCTGTGCATTTGATAACTTTGCAAATTCCTCTACTAAATCAGAAACTTTAACAGTTGTAGTTTCTACCTGAGACTGCAATTCAAAAAATCTATCGGTAGGAACAGTATAATCGTCAAGCAACTGCATATGAGCCTTTAAATCATCAAACTGATTTTTTAACTCAGATACTTCTTGAGATAATTTTTTAAACTCTTCATTGTCAACTAAATTTACATCTTTCCAAGAAATACCACCTGAACCGATAGATGATAATTTCTTCTGAGATTCTTCGTACTTTTTGTTTAGCTCATTTATTTTATTCTCTATTTTTCCAATATCAGCAGCAATAGAAGAGGAGTTAATAAATGATTTTCCTTTTCCAATACTGAATATCTCAGTAAGTCTTTTATCAATCTGACCAAGCATATCAAGTGTATTGCCACCAATAGTCAAATCAATCGGATTCTGACCTGCCTTCTTCTGCATTTCCTTAAATTTGGCTTCAATCTGTTTATCATCGAAGTTTACATTTTTGAAATCGAGAATAACCTTGTCTGCCATTTTTTGTGCATTGGCAAACTGTTTCAATAGTGATTGCTCAATAGTCGCATCATCAATTTTTATGGCAAGTTTTAATTCTTCAACCATTTAACTTCTCCTTCCTATATTTCATATTTTTTTCTAAAGTCTTTTACTGTATTTTTGTAAAAATTGACCATTTCGTTATATGCATTGAAATTAGCTGGTACACCATATCCACCATGCCAATCACCACCATGCCAAGTTCCTAATGGATTAAAAAAGAATTTGCTTAAATAATCTTCACCAGAGATTTTTGATTTTCTACCATAGTCATTCATATCATCTCCTGAAATAAGAAAACTACTAGACACTTGTTTAGATGAAATAAACATAAAAGTTCTATATGAATTTCTTAAATTATTTGTTCTATCATAGTGTGGAGGATTCGTCTGATATGGCTCTCCATAATACCAATCAAGAACACTTCTATAATGTTCAGTCATTTTATCTTCAAATTTCTTTGCTATCTTTTCAGCCTGTTTTTGTGCAATAGCATGTAACTGTTTCTTTAACTCTGGGCTTATATTTGCCATTTCATCACCTCTCAAAATTTCACTATTTTTTCACTAAAATAGGAGAGCAGTATAACCACTCTCCATAAGAAAAACCCTATACGCTTTGACACGCATAGAGCCTAATATTTAATCTTTATTTCTTAAATAATATACAATTCCATATACCATGCCAACAAATCCAAATACGAAATAATAATGACTTGTTGTTAATGTGAAATTCACAAATGGCTGCAACGCTTCTACAAAGATATTATCAACTCCAAATAGACTGAGAAACCATGCACCAATAAGTCCATAAATTATTCCTTCAATCATATAAATCCTCCAAAGAAATTGAATTTACTTAGACTTCTTTAAAATTGCCATTCTTAGCAAACTCAACAACCTTATCTAAATCTTCCTTTGGAATCTCATCGAGCTTCTTACTTACAACGTCCATAAGTGGTGTGAGAGTAGCATTTGCTAAATCAGAAATCCTTCCAATCTGTTTACTAATAAACGCCTGAGCAGTTGTCTCATTAAACTGAGTATCTGACTGTTTCATTGTTAAAATGGTCTTAAATTCACTTAATTCACTCATAGGAATAAGTGGATCAGCTTTATCAGAGCCAACCATTAAAATATCGAGTAAACCAGATGATTTAAGTGCATCATATTCCTTGATGAATCCTTTATCATCCTCATCAATCTCAAGGTCGGTATATAATTCAATCACAGCACGACAAAACTGTACATACTGAGCAACAGAATTTACTCTAATCTTATCTGTTTTACGATATTTTGTTACTCCGTTATCATCATAAGATTCCTGCTCAAATGTTGTCTTATCTACAATCAACTGTGCATAAGCATCTTTCTTAATGATTGATACATATGGAGTGATTTTGATTTTACTTAATAACTGTTCTTTTAATGTGCTATTTGCCATGTTGTTATACTTTTCTACAAACTCTAAAAGTTTCATATTCCTTTTTTCTCCTTTACAAATGTGACTCGTTGACAAACTTCTGAATGTCATATGTATATCTAGTTCTTTTCTTTCTGCTATTTATTTGAATAGCATTATTATTTTTCAAGTCATTAATATTGAACGACTTCTTATTTATATTCTCAATCATCTTTACGAAATCACAGATTTCTATAAAGAATGTGTCGTTGTTTTCGTTCCTAAAATTACAAATAAATCCTGCGACAAGATTATGTTCACTTGCTTCTTGCAGAGATTTAATCTGATTATCTCTAATCATTGATAATGGCAGACTTGTTGATTGAGTTGATTTTAATTCAAGCAAATACAATGTCCTTGAATCATCATCAAATAGAAGATAATCACAAATATTACTACTAGCAAATCTAGTATTATTTCCATTCCCAAACGATGCTGCATTATCCCTGAAACGATAAATCCAACACGTATTTGGGACAGAATCTTTAATCGACTGTTCAAAAATCTTTCCTGGATTCTGTGCTATTTCCTTTCACTCCTTTACATAACAAAAGAGCAGCTTCCGAAGAAACCGCTCTTTCTTTTAAATATTAAATTTTAAATATGATAAGTCGCAATTCCCAATGAGCATTGGGATATTTATCAATATTACTTATCACGAAATTATGTACTTCATTCATATTTCCAAAGTTCTTGTCAACATGAATTACTTTACCACCCAATAATTCCAATTCTTCACAGATTACATTGTAAAATGTTTTCTCCATATCAATTCTCCTTATCTCTTTATGCAAAACAAATCGTACAAATCAACATGTAATACATGAGATAAAGATACTGCATGAGAGAGTAGTATATCAGAAGTATATCCATTCTCGAGATTGGATATTGCAGTTGCTGACAATCCTGTACGTCTCGCAAGTTCTGATATTGACATATTCTGTTGATACCTATATCTGCCTATTTCATTCTTCATGTATTTAGTCTGTGTATAATCTGTTTTTCTATACATATATAATAAGGAAGAAATTCATAAGTTGAATTACTGGATTTTATGGTATAATAAAAGTATTAGGGTTCATCCTTAATTGGTAACGACATTACTTCTGGCTTTAATTTATCATGATAGATATCATCGCCCCCAGCGGCTTCGTAAATTTTCCCTAACTCCGTAAAAGTTTTTAATCCAGAATTGTCAACATAACCTTTTTCAGAAAATTTAGCATGTAATCCATATAACTGATTTCTTAATGTCGCAACTGTCCGCTCTTTATCAGCTCTTTCTTTTTCAGTTAATTGACATTTTATATCATCTATACCCTTTGACATTTTAGATATTTCTTTGTATTGCCAATTATCATGTTTTTCTAAAGTGGTTATTCTGTCTTCAATTGTTTTTTTATCTTCTTCAAATCCAAATTTTATCCTAAAAGTCTTTTTAATTTTCAAAAATAAATACACTATTTTATCAATACCGAGAATAAAAATAAACACACCCATTATGATAGTTGGATACGGAAGATTAAATAATGCTTCTATTTCGTCCATAACACACCACCTTAATCTTTAGGTTTGTTGTAAGTTAGGGCAATAGAAGAATCTCCAATTCCTTTTGTTGTTGGATCGGTAATTGCATTAAATAATGAAGCTAATACCATTACTACTACATATGGATTACTAATTGCTTGTACAAATGTTTCCCATACTTTTGACCAAGTTGTTAAATCTGAAGCTTGTAAACCAAAGTACGTAAGAATCGGAATTACAACAGAAATTATAACTTGCGAAATAAATAAAATATTTTCTTTATTAAAACGAACTTTCCAGTTAATTTTATTCATGACTTTTCCTCCTATAATTTATACTCTTTTGAGTTTTCCTGCTTTTAATAATGAAAGAAGTCGTGTGTTTTGATCTGAACTTCCTACATACCCAGCAATTCCATTAGCTTTTGCAATTTTAGTACGATGTGCTTTTGATGAATCTACTTTGATACTATCCAATGCAGACGAAATAGTAGTACACTTACTTGCGCACTTAGGATAATAACTTGATTTTTTATTTGATGTAGGCTTATTAGCTGTAGAAGTGATTGTATAAATAAATTCAACATGTCCTATCTGCTTTGGACGAGACGGATCAGTTCCAACAAATAATATTGCATCTCCGACCTTTAAAATTTCAGGATTTGTAATATGACCATTTTTAATCTTTACAGGAACAGTTTCAAACAATGAACTTGTATAAATTCCTGCCGTATTTAGTAACGGTACACTATATCCAATTTTCTTAAACGTAGCACATCCACTAGAAGAGCAGTCTGAATAATACTTCCCCTTATATGGAGTATATACATATGGTCGTAACGACTGATTATATGAGTTCCGACCTAGAATAGTTTTATATGTGTCATGAAACTTTTTTCGTCCAGAATCAGTAATTTTTTTTAATCGTCTTACTGCAATAACTCCCTTATGTTTTCCGTTTGGAGCAATGCTTTTGTATCTGCTTTCAAGATATGTATACATATTTTTAGTAGACGGTGTTCCTGATCCATGACCACACAATGTAATATCTTTTTCAGTTACTGCCATAATAGTTTCCTCCTTCCTATGTTAATTCATGATTACACCATTTCTTATAAACTTCTTTTGTGTCGTTTCTAATAAAAGTCATTATAATAATTTTCTTTTCACATTTAGGACTATAACTCGTATATACATCCACTGGATAAACATTAGAGTCGATGTAAAAAGTTTGTTGATCTCGATTATATATACGAACAACTTCTTTTTCAGTGTAATTTCTTGGTTTTAAATTACTTTCAATTATCATTCCTTTTTATCCCTCAATTGAATAACGTAAAAAATAGGGATTACAACATTGAATAGTGATATGTCATAATCCCTTATTTAAAAATCACTATTCAACATTACTTTCAGCCTCATTTTCGACTTTTGTAACAATATCTTTTTTGACAGATTTAACCTCTGTCTTTTTATTTTCTTTCTTAATAACTTGTGCTTTTGCCTTCATGATAGAGTCAATAGAATTCTTATAACTTTCGCCAAAGTATTCTTTCCTGCTTAAATCTAATTTTTCTAATTTTGCTTTTGCTTCAATATCTGTCATGCGTCCATCTTCAAAAGCAGAAGTCACTTCGTCAATTTCATGGCAATTATCTGAGCACCAACAAAAATACCATGTTGGCTTCAAACGATCTTCTGGATTACAAACTGGACAAAATGAATAAGTTTTACCGCAAAGCACACAAGTTCTCAATTCTTTCTTTGCCATTGTTCCTCCTTGTAAGAATAGGGCAGTAATTTAACTGCCCTACGTGTCCTTATAATTCGATGTCGTCCTCTTCCTCATCAATGTAATAAATAGAGAAAAGTTCTGCATCTGTAGAGCAAGCATTTAACATCATAGAACCCTTATAGTCCATTGTCTGAGAATCACCACCCTGTAATGCAAGAGTAAATTCAGGACTTGGCATAAATGAAGGAATGTGAATGATTGCTGCCTTTAATACATCAGTTTCGCACTTATCTACGACAAGTGCCTTAAAGAATAATTCATGAGACTTAGGGAACTTCTTACCAGAATTTGTAATCTTTGCTCCGCTCTTGATTGTCTTCTTATACTTAACAATATACTGAGTCTCACCTTCTGCTGTAGGCGGTGTTAAAACATCACTCGCAGGAGTTGTTACATGCTGATCTCCTGGATCTTTTACCTCATCAGTATGTGTAATTCCGTACTCTGTAGCAGATGATTTAGATCCTTTTGCAAACTCATCCTTGCCCATAGAACCCTTTGGTGAAAGGGCATTTACATGGATTGAACCATCTACATAACCAGTAATATCAAGTGTTTCGCCAGCTTTTACGATCTGAATCATTGGCATAACAATACCCTTATCTGCGGTTGCAATCTCAGCATCAGTAGCAGAAATAGTTTCTACAACGGCAAGGTTAAGGAATGCATTAGTTGCAGTAACCTCACCTTTCTTACCTGTATACTTACGATATACAAGGTTTCCATCCTTATCATTGATATCTGTTGAATCAGCAGTAATATTAATATTCGCCTGTGTAAGCTGTGTTAAAGCGTACAGAGGCGTACCATTAGACTTTGCACCGTAACCAAACTGAAGTCTATCTACGATTACGTCACCTAATTTAAATGCCATAATTATTTTCCTCCTTAAAATTGTTATTTTTATGCAATAAAAAATGAGCGATTATAATTCGCCCATAAAATTGATTAAGTCTTCAGGAATATCTTTGGCTGACACCATACCACCATAGATCCCATGTAGTGCAGCCGTTCCCTGTTCATATTTTTGAATTCTGTTTACAGAATCCATGAACTGACATATATTCACTTGTTTTAATTCTTCCAATTTATATTTAAACCCAGGATGATTTATACAACTCGAAACAAGTGGCAAAAGTGTTGAAGTGCCTTTCTTTTTATCATCCTGTTCAGCTTTCATTCTATCTTCCTGTAGTATCCACTGTTTTGTTGTTTTACCTTTTGCCTTTTCAACCTTTGGATGAACATTCATCATCGCTCGAATAAATTCAGCAATTTCCATATATTCATCATCATAAATAATCATATTTTTATCTTGATTTAAAAGCGCAAGATGATTGTATTCTGGATCGTCAACATTTTTTCTTGCTTGAATTAGTTCAAATCCATCAAAACTAAAATCTTTGAATAGTAGCTTTAACGGCTCTTTATCTTCGAGCAATTGATATAAGATATAAAACACTTCAATATCTTTTGTTTTATTCCAGTCTTTTTTAAATACATCATAAAGAAGAACTCGAATAGAAGTAGAATTACTCAGAAAGGGAGAGATTGCTTGGTAAAATTTTGGTTCGCCAATATTTAAAATATCTCCTATGGTTGGAATTGAAATAGTTATACCATTTATTGTATAATCTTCACCAAAATACATTTTAAGTTTGTCAAAATGGTATTCTGGATTATGACTTTTTTCTTGTTTCTTTTTTATATCTTCTTCAGCAGCAGATTGAAGACTATCCAATGTTTCTAATACATCCAAACAATCACCGCCTTATACCGTAATTCATCATTTGTGATTTTCCACCATAGGGTGTTTGAATCTTACTGTTTAAATCTGTGAGTTGGAATGTGAGATAACGAGCTACGTAATTATTATCAACTGTTTGTTCATAATCTTGTGCAAGATGAGCTTGCATACCAAAAATATTAGACCATGCAAACCGTTCTCTAATAATAGAACCAATGAGATCGTGTCTTGGAATACCAGTAAGTTTATCTATACGATCATCACCATGAACAAAAATTGCAAAATCAATTAACGTATCTTTTAATCCTGAATTATGTCTAGCTGTGTCTCTAAATCCTACTTGATAACACAAATAACATTTAACCGTTGTCTGTGTATCTGGAATAAATAAAAATGGACGAATAAGAGAATCGCTTCCGAAATATCTATCCCATTCACCAAGAGGTTCGTATTGCTTTGTATCTTCATTCCACTCCCAATTGATATTTCCATTTTTGTCGAACAATTCAGACTCTAACTTTTTATCATTGAGAGAGTATAACAAACATGGATTTGATAACAAAGCATTCTTGATTTTTTGCTTGTATAGAATTACATCATCATCAGGAGATTCTTTATATGCACGAAGCTTATTCAACAAGTCATTCTTTGTAACTAATTTTTCTGCCAAATAAAAACACCTCCTATTCAGTTAATTCCAACGGCAAAATTTCAGATTCAATCGACAAGTCATCCTTAACAATCTTGCACTTAACAGACAATATTTTGCCGATAACGGAACTGTCGTTAGGAAACTTTACTTTCTTTTGGTTGTACTCTGTACCAACTCGCCATGTTACTTTATCAGTCCAATCTTCATCGTCAACAGAACAAGTCCATGTAAAGGTTGCATCAGTATATTCAGTTGTGATATCTTCATTGGAATCATTAAATAGATTTACCGTAAGATTTTTATAACTGCCACCAACTTTGATTGTTGAAGTAGATGCTGAAATTTTTGCTGTAATGGAAGATGGGGGAGTGGTTGGAGTAGATGGATCTATTGGGGTGATTTCTGAATCAAAATAGTTCGCATACATTTCACCTGTTTCAAGATTGACATAATCAGTATGCTCGTTAAAGAAATTGGTGTACAATGTAAGTTTTTGTAACCCAAGTGGAGAAGCCGATTCACATTTTGTAATTTTCCACACCGTAGGATTCTCCATCAAAGCACTAACAATTACTCGCATATTTTTTGAATCATCATCCGTATACCAGAATTTTTCTGTGATAGAATTCATTGGCAGTATCAACTTATTTTGGTTATCTGTATGTCCAAATACACGGTCTACATAAACCCCCGATGTATAAGACATTTGTTGTCTTAAAACGCACCACATTCTACGCTTGATACGTTTTTCATTATTTTTTTCCACCCACATAAGTTCGTAGTTGGCTGGCAAAATCAGATACTTTGGGAATTGATTTGCAGGTTCATTTCTACAAATTAACCATTTATGATATACCCCTCTATCGTCAGGTAAATCCACCCAGAGTCCTATCGGAAATGTCGCAGAATAGCGTTTCCTAAAATCAGTCTCATAATAATAAAGATCATCACCCTCATTAAATCTTACAGGCTGACTTGGACGAAACATAAGATAATATTCCACTTGATCTTTATCCATTGACTGATAAGATTTGATAATAAACTTTGCGTCAATCTTTGTCTTATTGGTATTTTCATATGTCATACCTTCAGCAAGTGAACGTGTAATTCCATGTTCGTCTGTGAAGAAGTCATCATGAAAATGGTCATAGATATAACAAGTCTTTGTAGCGATGTCGTTTTCAAATGTCTGTTCCATCGCCCAATCAGACTGTTCCTTATAAATCTGACCAATCGTTTTAGCACCGTTGTTCTTGGCATTTGCGACACGCCTAGCTGTTTGTAGACTCGGCATCGCTTACACCTCCCTCAAACATCTGCTTAATATATCCGTGAGAATCTAAGATTGCCCTACGGAATTTTTTGTAACTAAAATGGTCGCTCTTGAAATTATCCATAGCACCTTGTAAAGTTGCCATAAGAGTTACCATAAGTCCGTTATCATTAAATAAGGTTTTTGTACCGCCTAATTTAAACATAACGTTTTCAAAGAAGATGAGAAATGCTTCATCATCTTCAAATATTTTCTCTTCAATTGTTTTGTCCTTATAGAGCAGTAGTTTGTGAATGTCGCCATGCATTGCACGAACTGCTTCATTGATTTGCTTGTCTGTGAAGTCACCATATATATATTGCATATTAGGACTCCGTTGACGAATATGGTTTAAAAGCAAAACCATAATCACGAATAAGTTTTTGCTGTTCAATTTTCATTTCTTTCAGCAATGCCTTATTCAATGAAAAATCGTCCTTCAATTTTTTTTCTTCTTTTCCACCGAAAAACCTTACAGTATTTTCCAATGATTTAACTTTTGGTTCAAGCCATTTTATAGCCATACCTTTGCTAAACAGTTCAATAACAAATTCTTCATCAGAATACTCATCAACAGAAGTTGTTAATTCAAATTCAAACTGTTCCATTTCATCATCAAGTTTTAATGTGGAAAATAATCTACGAATAAATGGACTAGAGATAGCAGAATGTAAACGTTCTGCTAATATTTCATGCAAATCAGACTCTTTTAAAGACAATTCTTTGACATCATCAATTAATCCAAAGTATCTGTCGAATACTTTTTCGTAGGAGATATTCATATAACACCTCCAATATATTACTCAGCAAGTAACTTCAAATCAGTACCGCATTCCTCATCAATAATCTTGATTTTATTCATACTGTCAAAAGTTCCTTCTGAAATCATTTCAGAAACCATTGTTGCGATTGTATTTTTGAAACCAGATGGAAGTTTTCTAAACTCTTCACTAAAACGCATAGTAGGAAGATTGATAAGATTTATTAAATCCTCTCTATCATATAAACCATCATATACTTTTTTAACTTCCTGCCAATGTACATTTTCAAGCAGCTCCTCATCCTCAATAATGATATAAGGTGCAAATAAAGACTTCTTACGAACAAGCAAGGCTGAGAGTAAGTCCTGATACTCAATATATCTGAAATCACCCATGTTACTAAACTCATATGTAATCTTTGTCTTATCACCAGTAAATAGAAGAGTACCTGCATACATAGAACGACATGGAATTAAATCATCTGGTTCATACTTCTTGGGTTTTTTAGCCTCTGCAACTGTTTCCCTTACTGTATCTTTTTCAACCTTTGTATCTTCTGCCTTTGTTTTTGCGGCAGAAGTAGTTGTAGCTTTCTTCTGATAAGCCATTTATATTTTCTCCTTTCGCTCAATTCAAAAAGGACTGCATATCATTTAGATATACAGTCCCAATATTTCTATGGATTACGCACCGATTGTCCAAGTACCAAATCTTGTGTTAGTCATAGTCTTGATACCAAAACGAGACTTGAACTCGTACTCTTTTGTATCATCGGCATTATCACCAGACTCAGATACTTCCTTAGTCTCATCCATTCCCTCATAGTACATCTTAACAAACTTGTCGATGTTAGATGGGAGAATAAGAAGCTTTGTATCGTCTTCAAGGTAATGCTCTACGTCATTCTCCTTAAATGCCTGTGGAAGCTCGATAATCTGAGTACCCTCAAATGTACCAATTCTACCAGTGTTATAAACATCGTTCTTTGCAGCTTCAGAAACCCACTGAACATCTCCAAGGTTCTTTAATCCTGCAAGAGCAACCTTTGTACCAACGATAGTAGCGACACCACCTGTAGCAAGCTGAACATCAGAAATAAGCTTTACAAACTTATCATGGTTAGCTGCATTTAACTCACCACGGATATTCCACTTAGCAGGAACAGGAAGAGAAGTACCAGCACTCATAACAGCTTCATGAAGAAGAGTATTGATTAATCTTGTGAAAGCTTCTGCAATCTTATTGATTAACTCACTCCAATCCTCAACGCCCTGAAGGAATCTTGACATTTCCATGTAAACCTTTGCGCCATAAGACTTAACGCTTACACCGAATTCCTTACCAGCACCAAGTCTCTGTCTCTCAATACTGTGATGACCATCAGCAATCTCAGCAACAGTGATAATGCAAGGATCTTTTGTATAGAACTTATTTGTCTGTCCAAGAGCGAGAGTCTTAACCTCTACATACTTCTGGAATACAGGTGAACTTGTCCAACCAGATACAAGAGTATCTTCAACAGTCTCTTCAATAACCTCGAATACGGCTTCTCTTACAGACTGTTTCTTAAATGCCTTTCTTACCTCATTAGGAGTCGGAGTCTCAGAAAGACCTGCCATCTCGATAATTGTCTTACGAATCTTATCATTTGCCTCTTCGATAGAATACTGCTTTACAGTACCTTTTGCTGTGTCAACACACAGACGAGAGAAGTTCTTATATTTTGTCTCATCAAACTTTTCAACGATTACATCGCTCATTTCATTAAATCTTAATCTCTGCATAGTATATTAATCCTCCTTTCTACCGAATTACGCATATACCTGGGCATTCTTATCTACCCAAATACGATAATTTCCATTTGCAGCAACCTCGTAAATATGTCCTACAAAACCATACTCAGTCATACTTGGTTTCTCACCAGTTGTAAGCTTGAAGTCTGTACCATCTACGAATACATATTTTCCAACAGCTAATTCTGCATCAGAATTGAAAGCTTCTGTAGAAAGTGTGAATCTATCAGTGTCCTGAATCTCGTAAGCTCTCATAACTTCACCCTTACCATTGTAGAAGTTAGATTCCTCCTGCATCTTTGTTGTATATTCCTCATAAATCTTTGGAGCAGTTAAAATGAGAACAATTTTGTCTCCCTTTGCAGGAACTTTTGCTTCAAACACATCTGCTTTCTTTCTGTCACCAATTACAGCAACAGAACCATTGTCAATGTCCTTAGACTCATTTACTAAGTTGTAGTGATGACCAACTTTTGTAGCCTTAAGTAAAGTTGACTCAGCAACACCGTGCTTAGTATATGAAATGAAATTACTAGCCATAGTTTTATTTCCTCCTTAAAATTTCTAATTTTTGTGCAATAAAAAACACCTATGGATTTTCCATAAGTGCTAATTCATAAAGTTATTTAGTTTTTGATTTAATCAAACAGATCGCCATATGGTTTATATGTATCTTCCGTTTCTTTTTCTGCATTAAACGCAACTCTGCTCACATGTTTCTTCTGTGGTGTTTCACCTGCAAAAGAGAATGTCTTATTCTTTTTAACAAGTTTTCCAAGAGTAGCATCAGCCTTCTCAGATAACTCTTCCTTAGAATATTTGTTTACAGAATCCTCAGACATAAGTGCTTTGAACTCATCTGTATCAAGATATTCTGAATATGCTTCGTCATCAAATACAGTCATCTTGTCTGCAAATACTTCAGCAGATTTATATGTGTTTAATTCCTCTACAACAGAAGAGTAGTTGGAACGCATGTCCTGAATTTCTGTATATTCTGAATCGGTAAGATATTCTTTGTGCAGATTATAGCGTTCACCATCAAATGATACATTGTCATTATCTTTTGTATATTTCTGACCGTAAATTTTACCGCCATCCCAACTTTCATAAACAAAGTAAGAATCATATACACCAGTAATGTAATACCACTCATTATCTGCGTCTTCATAAGAAGATAAGAGATTATATAAAGCATAACGAATGTCATCATGAGAAATTTCAAATGTCTTTGTCATATTCTCAAAATTCTGACCTTCGCCCTCATTATCTCCATCAGTAGTTCCTTCTGGCTCAGTAGTGTTTTCTCCATCACCTTCATTATCATTAGAAGGTTCATTCGCTGTATTATCACCAGAATTGTCACCATCTGTATTGTTGTCTTCACCAAATACTTCTGCAAATTTAGCCTCTAATTCTTCGTCTGATAATTCTGAATAATCAAAGGTTACATCTTCAACTGTTTTATTGTATTTAGCAAGTAACTCTTCAAATTTTGTCATACTTTCTTTATTTCCTCCTTCCTTTGATAATGTGCGAACAGAAGAATTCTGTTCTTTATTGAAACAAGCAGTCTCTAAATTTTCAATTCGTGCTTGTAGTTCAACCATTTTTGACTCATAATCTTCAAATAAACTGTTATTCTTAGAACTGAAATCTGCCAACTTAATATTTGAACCAGTCATTCCAGGCTTTACTTCATTGCCTTGAGGTGTTTTTCCTAGAATTGTCACACCAGAAAACCAAAAATCTTCAATATTTAAGAACTTCTGCTTTGCGTCATAACTGAGTTCTCGGATTGACAATTCGACTGATACAGAGCATTCTTCTTCACGTTGTAAAATTTCAGCAGCTTTAGAATATTCCTCAAAAATATATCCATCAACTTCACAATAAGTTTTCTTTTTTTCTTCATCATAAACTAACTGTGCATTGCAACTTTCAGGTATGATTCCAATAGGATATTCATCATAAACCACATCACCATTCTCGTCTTCATGCATATTATGAGAATAAAATTCCCACTGACCTTCTGGATTTTCATCAGTTGTTACCTTGTGAATGTATCCAAGAATAGGACGATTGCTAAAAGATGGAAGAGCAGCTTCCATGACAGAAGATTCAATATTAGAGCCGTTTACATTTAAATCTGTATGGCATGACTGTAAATGAACTGGAAGAAGCCCATCTTTGTTCTTGTCTGACTCATCAAAATTTATACGCCCATGTACTTGAACAACCAATGGTTCACCAGTTTTTTCGGCACTGAATTTCGTAGAACGTTTGTATTTATTTGAATAGAAATCATACAAATCTTCTATATAACGAAGTCTTTTCTTAGCCATTTTCTTCTCCTTTCTTCAAAATTTAGGCAAAAATAAAACCACTCGAAATAGGAGAGTGGCTAAATGTTCAGCATATTACTATACTGAATCTTTGATTTATCTATATCATCTGAAAACATCAAATTATCAGTATTCAGAAAAGTATAAATACCATTTTGTTCATCAATTTTCTGAAAGCCAAGATTTGTCATCTTAGAAGCTGTTTCAGAATCTGATGTCTTTATAAAATTCTGTTTCATCCTTTTACTCCTTATTGTCCTGCTTGTGTTCCTTCATCTTTTTCACCGTCTCTAGTAGCAAGTCCTTCATCTGAAAGATCATCATCATTCTTAGTCTGACCACCACCTTGTTTGTTACTTTGTGTATAAGAAGAAGAAAGTGGCGTAAAATATTCTAACAATCCCAATGATTTCACCATAAAAGCATTATTTATTACTCTTAAAGGAGAAGATCCATCAAGCGTTGCATAATCCATAGTGTCAATACCTAATGTAGCTTTGTCTTTTTTGTGTGACATTTTCGAATCGAGGTCAAATACAGATACATAATGAAAATAAAAATCAAAATCCTCTGTGATATTTAATTTGACATATCTCTGGATGTTTGCTTCGATTCTTTTTAATAATTCCATAGGGAGTGTCATATCAACTGTAATAGAATGTTTAAGACCAACAGAACCAGATTTTTGACCATTGAATATCATTTCTGAAATTCCAAGAGAAGAGAATAGATTCTTAATTGCCTGTGAATATACATTTGTATCATCAACCTGATTTTTATTACCAAACTCAATCTTTTCAACTTCACATGGAGTCCATGCCGAACCAACAAGACTTGGTAATACTTCATCAATCGCAGCTTGAGTAGCCTGTACAATCTCAAGGTCTACGGCAAAGTCATTTACTTCGCCTGAGTTTTCATTCATAGGGATTTTTGATAAGAGAAGAACATAATTTTCAAGTTCTGTTTTAGAACGAATAAGAGCTTCGTAGTCAAGCAAGTCTAAGAGTGATACGAATACGGGTAAGAAGTATGGCAGTGGTACAACTGGATCATCACCACATATAATACAGATAGTTTTCTCTGGTGGTAATTCAAACCATTTATAGTCATTACCTTTTGATTTATATGTTTCGTAGCCTTCTACAAAAACATCATCCCATAAGCCTTCTTCTGAATCAGTTTCGCTACCAGTACCATATAAGAAATCCTTGTTGTTACCAGAATCAAAATAAGAGGCATCGAATTTTACAATCCATGTATCTTTTTCTGCACGAGAACCGATTTTATAATATTTTGGATCAAGTGGATGTATAAAAAACGAATCTCCATCATCGTAACAAAATCCACAATAGATACCATCCCTTAAACAAGTAGCAATCATTTGTGAACCCATTGCTTTCAGATCCATTTTATCTAATCTGGTACAAAGTTCTTGATATCCTTTAATATATTCGGATGCATCCTGTGGGGGATTTGCCCAATCGGGAGTATTGTAAGATACGTTATAACTAAAGATAGGAGTGTAAGCATAATATTCTATAATCTTTTTATAGTTATGACTGATACGATATAAGAAAGCAGATATATCACGAAGATTGTCAATATTGGCAAGAGGACTTTTTATGTATGATTGAAGTTTCTCTTTTGTGTATTGAGTATATGTCTTCGATGTACCTTTTGATATATTCTGCTGTAAGATACGTTGTAATTCCTGAAAGTTAATCATCTGTGCATACTTCTGAGTAGAAGTAGTCAGCTCATTTTTACGAGTTGGTGATGGTTCTGTCTGCACTGATTTCTTTGCAGAATTATTTGATTTCTGTGTTGCCATTTATATTTCTGATTTCCTCCTTTCCTTAGTTATAGAATCCCCATTTTTTAGGGCGTTTTGAGACACCTACCATTTTGGTAATGTCAAAGTTGTTTGTACGTTTCTTGTTTCTGATATGATCCATTCGTTTTTCAGATAAATACCATCCAAGCATAGCCAAGACATACGCACGGTCATCATGCATAGTAGCTTCTGAAGCTCCTGTATCAGCGTCTTTATACGCAGGAAGTTTGAATGAATCCTTACCACCTTCACGCTTATTTCTACAGATATTAACAATTTCCTCTTTCATTGCATCAATCTGAACTAATGCGACTTCTTCATCAGGTGTTAATTTATACACTTGCGTTTTAGCAGCTTCAATCAATGAAAGTCTTTCTTCCAGTTCATTTTCATATTTATCAATGCTCAAATCCAATTTGTCTAATTCTGCACGAATCTTTTCTTCCGATTCATTCATAAGTTTGGTGTCAACTTCCATGATATTAAGATAACCTTTGTTATCATATTTTTCTGTGAAATGAATTTTGTCTGCTTCAACCATTTTTATTAAAGCCTCAAACATTTCAGATTTATATTTTGATGGTTCAATCAATTTCAGTTTTTCAACTGCATTAGGGTATCTTTTAGCATATACATCACCATTGTTATATTCCTTATCCAATAAACCACGGTGAGGATTGCCTTTTTTATCTTTCCAATCTTCAATTAAACTATCTCGAACCCAAGAGTTCCCACCTCCACCAGAACCAGCATCAGCTAAGAAAATTTCAATATTATCATAATCTAAAGCTTCACCGTTATAATCAAGAAGTATTTTCCTAATTTCTTTTATCTGGTCTTGAGTCATCATGGGGGTCTTTCTCCTAAGACCTAAATCAGAAAATGACACAACATTTACAATATCCATTGTGTATCCATCTTCTTCGTTATAAAGTAATTCACCTATACCCAGAATTGAATTGTCGGTTGAACGTGCTGGATCATATGCTAAAACAAATGTTCTTTCATTGGTATCATTACATAACACAGGTGGACGAGTGTAAGAATTACGAACAATTAAAGCTCTTTTAATAATCTGGTTCACATTCCCGTCTTGAGTGAATTTATTATAATACTCACGTTGAGCTTTTTCTGGATTATTTCTTAATTCTGTCTCAACGGTTTCTCTATTCAAAAGTGGAACATAAGGTTTGCCATGAAAAGTAGCATTAATAACAACATCACAGTTAATATCTGCTACAAAATATTTTGGATCACCTAACATCATTTTCTTGGAAAAATCACGATACTTTTGATAAAAAGCTGTGTCAATAGAAGAAGCAGAAGAAGCATATAAGAGCTGATGTGGAAATTCCTTTGGAAGAGAAGATATATCAATATTTCCACCAAGTTTGAAATTTGAATCAAGAGTTGTAAATGCACCAATAACATTAAATTCTTCTTCTGAGAGCCAGCCGCCCTCATCAAAACAGACGCACTCACACCTCTTACCTCTTTTGGCATTGATATTACTATTCAATGTTTTTACAAAACTACCATTATACAACCTATATGTAAATCCCATTGGATTGTGGATAAATCCATTTGAGTTTGCTTGCGATATTTCAACTTCATTTTTAAAAACATCTGTAAGACCAGTCATTGATTCAATATTTTTTAATGCAATATCTTCGATCTTCTTAAAAGTTTCTTGGGACTGGTCTGCTGTTCCTGAACAAATGTACGTTCTGTAGTTGTTGAACAGAAGTCCCTTTATTATGGTAAATAAAGCAAGTAATGTCGTCTTTCCTGCGGCACGACTTTCCAACCATAACACAAATGGTTTTGTCCATGAATTCATAAAAGTATATTCTTGTGCATCAAGAAGCTCAACTCCTATAAATTCTTTCATAAATTTTGTCGGGTATTTAATCCCAAATTGCTTTATTTCCGCTAATTTTTTATATCCTTCCAACTTCCTTTCAGATATTTGAAATTCAGTTGGTTTGACATAAATTTCATAATTTTTAGGTATCAATATTCCAGATTCAGTAGTCTCAAACGCCATAACTAATCCTCCTCAATATTGATTCCGTTTTCTTTTACGAGAGCTTTTAAGTCAATGTTTTCTCTGAGTAAAATACGGGCTTTTTCTTCATACTCATCAGCAATTCTCTTATATTTTGTAATAAGTTCTCTCTGTTGAATAATCATATCTGCTGAATCATTTTCGTCTAACATAATCTGCTTTAAGATAGAAGCATTGCTGATATCTGCAACTTGCTTTAGACCAGCAGAGTATTCCGCATCATATAAATTTACTTCTGCATCTCGTAAATTCATTTCTTTCATTTTACGGACTTTTCCAGTCCATGTGTTTTCGCCCTTAGTCGAATTAACACTATGCTTTAACGAAATTCCATTATCTGCTGCAAGTTTCAATACAGAAGCAGTAATTTTACTTTTTGTATCTTCGAGATTTTTAATGGTAGATATATTTGCTTCAATATTTGTGTAGTCATTCATAAGCCTTGCGATAATATCATTCATTTTCTCTATGTGATTAAATCCTTTTACAATTTCAATAATAGAGGAGAGTCGCATTCTATCATCATTTGCTTCTTCAGCAGCATCCAAATAACCAATAAGTGTTGCATATAAAAAAGGCTGTTCAGCAGTTGATTCTTTTGAAAATGGATCATAGCCTAATAGCCTTATAGCATCTTTTTTATTCTGTTCATAAGCTGACATTATTTCTTCATCTGAACTATCTTCATTTTCTACGGAAGAATTGTCAAAACTATCTTCTGATATATTTGTTTTGACTTTATAAAAATCAGAATCAAAATATGTCATACCATTATATTGTCCCATTGAGATCTGACGGATATATGCAACCCAAATATTAGATTTAACTCTCCCAGAAGCAAGGTTTTCCATTTCCTGCATACTTGAATCCCATATCCTGTCGAGGTAGGGTTTATTTAAATATCTCAATGCGAGCTTTACAGACTCTTTATCTGGCTCATGTTCAACATTTTTATTGTCTACTTTTAACGCTATTCTACGAGCACAATCTTTACAAATTGGAGTAAGACCACTTTTACTCATAGGATCTGTACTCATATAAAATTTATCTCTTGCTTTATGTGTATCACACATATAGCACCAAGCACCTTCTTTAAGTGACTTGATTTTCTCTTCCTGTGTTTCAACTTTCTTCTTTAATTGTGCAGCCGTTAATTTTGTGGGCTGTGTCTCTTTTGTCGTAGCCAAACTAACGACCACCTCCTTTTATTTCAATATAAAAAAGAAGCCACTTAATACGAAATGACTTCTCAAACTTTCCAATATTAAATTTTCAATGAAAGCGCAATTCACTTCACTTAGCACACCTTCTACGATTTGAACATAGATCTGACGATTTTGGAGATCGTTGCTTTACCAATTAAGCTAAAGGTGTATATAACAAAAGAACCGCCTCCAAAGGAAACGGCTCTTTCTTCCAAACAAGCAGAAGAGTAGCAATAACCACTCAACTGCTATAACTTTTAAGATTCTGCAACAGGGTAACTAAATAATCCACTATATACTTGACTTGTTAATCCTACAACATGATGTTCCAATCCACCACTTAAATTAGGATGAATTAATACGCCATATGATGGATCAGCAACACAAACTAAAGGACACCAACAATAATCAGAACTTGGCTTTGGAATTGAATTAGCTCCCAATATTATTGCTTGGTTTGCTGTCTTAAACCCAATATTCAAAATACTCATATAACATATTCCATTTTTAATGCAATAGTTAATTGTCGCTCCTGCACTTGTATTTTCATCAACACTAGAAATATCAACAGAAGTCCAATTAACATCTGCAACCTTACTTTTATCAGCTTTGCCATTAATTGCAGATTTTAAACTAATATTACTTTCGGTTGTCGGCTCATACATATGTGCAATAGCGCCAATTTCAAGCATCGGTTTCAATACTACATTATCAACAGTAACGCCACTTCTAACAACAATTCGGATACCATACTGTAACAAATTAGCATCACTAGCAGTCCAAGTCATATTTCCATAATTTGTACTGATACCATAATTAAAATCGTTCTTTGTTGCATCAATTCTTACAAACTGGAAATATATAGGTGCTTGATAACCATTGCTATTAGGTTGATTCACGCCATCTGACAATGTATAAGTCTGTCCAAGTTCAAGTATTTTCCTATCAGAAGTATCATATGGACTTATCAATCTGAAATCAGATTCTTTTGTAGCTGTACCATTGACAGTGATAGTACCATCGACTTCATTTACTGTATATGTAACTCCATTTGATTCATAACTTGTTCCATTATAATATGGATAGGATATTAGATTTCTACCTTGTGAAGTTCCAACACCACCAAGTTTAGTCTTTTCTTCGCTTGTATAATCATTAGAAGATAATTCCTTGCCTTCTTCCTTTACAACAAGATTAGAAATATCTTGATGCTTAGTAAGATATCCTGCATCATTTGTAAACTCAGATACATTTGTTGGAACTGTTGGAATTTCTGTCTTGTCTGCTTTATCAGTCTGTAATGTTGTAACAGCATTCTTATTATCCTTGATAGCACTATTCATGGCAGACGCATCGTTTTCATGACTTGAAATCCAATCGCTGATTTCTTTTAGAGTATTGAAACTCTCAGGTGCATCAGAAACGACCTCTGCAATCTTATCTGAAATTTCCTTTGTAACATCAGTAGAATTAGCTTTCTTTGTCAATTCAGTCTTAATCTCTGTGTCATCATAATTCTTGACACTTTTTAATCTTTCAATTTCAGTGTCAGAAATCAGCGATTTACCTTTTACTTTGTCAACTTTACCGCTAATATCCTGATGAGAGGTCAGATAACCTTTTGCAGTCAATTCTTCATCAGTCACATATCCATCAAGAGATGGAATATCAGAAGTATTTGCTTTCTTAGCAAGTTCTGTATCTACATAATTCTTATTAACATCTACGGTTGGTACAGTAATATCAACTGATTTATCATCCGCAACAGTCTGTACGACACCATTGACCTTGATAGATTCGATGACATTTTCCTCGCCTGTAGAAGAACCCGAACCATTCTTTCCGTCTTTACCATTTGTAACCGTGTATTCAAATGTAGAATCATCAGAAAATGTAATAACATATGTGTCAATTAGACCTTCAGTTTTCGTCTTTTCAATTTTTGAAATACCAATACCATCCTGACCATTTATTCCGTCTTGACCATTTTGACCAGGATCTCCCTTCGCACCTTTTGCACCATTCTTACCGTCTGTTCCGTTTACACCATTCATAACATCAAGAGTGGAAGTCTGTTTTGTGCCACTTGTGCCAGTCCATTCAAATGTAACTCTATGACCACCATCAATTTCTGTAATTGATTTGATAGTAGCAGGAGCACCTTTTATTGCTCCGAGAGAATCGGCAGTTTCTCCAACGTAACCTTTGGCGGCGGCTAATGTAATAAGATCCATATGTTACACCTCCCACCACTTTTGATTTTCTTCATCGTAAATGTAAGACTTTTTACTATCCATCTCATAATAAGTTGAAGCATTCCCTACGAAAACATCTTCAAATTTACCAATTGGCTTTTCATCTGTAGAAAGTCCATATAATTCAAGCCATACACGATTTGGCTTATCTGCATACTTGTTAATTGTGATCATTTTATATACCATCCTTTCTTTTTATTTAGTCGATTTTTTATATAACAAAACCGACTATAGAAAGTCGGTTAAAAAGTTTTAATATTTACCAATCAGTCGCCAAACTGATCATAACTATATAGGGCGATAATATGGATAGCAGGACTTGAACCTACAACGTCTAGTTCCCAAAACTAGTGGACTACCAAATTGTCCTATATCCATGTAATAATTTTAAAATTTCTTCACATACTAATCAAAAACCCAAGGAGTAACCAATGAACACATCATATAAAACAGCAATCAAATTCAAAGACTTATATATTCCTGTAAAAATGGTCAAAGTATCTCATAATAACTCAATAGAACTTAATCAGCTCTGCAAAGATTCAAAGGAAAGAGTACGTTATATCAAATTTTGCCCATCATGCAATAAAGAAATTCACAATGAAGATATTGTGAAAGGATATAGATATGCAGAAGATAAGTATGTTATTTTGGAACAATATGATATAGAATCAATTACATCAAACAAAGATAGAACACTTTCAATAAAATATTTCTGTAAATCAAAGGAAATATCAGACATACTCATAGATAAATCATATTATTTAATTCCTGAAATGAATTCAGAAATCGAATATGAGCTTTTTCGCAAAGCTATGACTACGAATAGAGTAGTAGGTATTGCTGAAATTGTATTGGGTACAAAACAAGAATTAGTTGCGTTATTTGCCAATAAGAATTGTATTATTGCAACCATTTTATTTTATGAGAATGAGATTAACGAATTGCCGATTATCATGAAACACAAAATAGATAAACAACAACTCGAAAATCTCAAACAAGATATTATAGATAATACAAAAGATTTTAATTGGAATTCACATTATGATAAATATCAACTCAAACTAAGAGAATTAATATTTGAAAAAATTCCAAAATGATAACGCCTTTCTCATTCCATCCTCGAATGGCGAGCTTTCATCTAAACTGTATAGGACGTATCCTATTGTTACAACAGTACCAGTCCGAAGACCGCAAAGGGCATAGGGCGGTAGTAAGTGTTGAGCTTACACGCCTAAGTTTCGTATACATCCCAAAAATAGGTTTTTACATCAGGTTTACCGCACGAAATAGGGCATAACGGACTCGAACCGATACTCATGGAATGAAAATCCATTGTCTTACCTTTTGACTAATGCCCCATATTTAGGGTGGAAAAGTACCACCCATTATTTTTTACAGAGTATATTCTGTAGTTCCTTCAAAAGTATTATTCAATGCACGAATTTCAGCCAATTTCTCAGTAACAGCTTCCTTAACTTTTGTAGCAAATAATACACACTGAGCCTGTGCATACAGTTCCTTCTTATCAAGAACAGTATTTAATACTGTATCAGGGTATTTTGTTACATCTCTTTCAAAATGAAATGCTAAATCTTCATTGATAAGTTTTCTCTCATTTGTTACATCCGTAATCTCCAATTCAACAATAGTAGAATCGTCTTTTGGATCTGTTGTTACTTCTGGAACGCCATTATTAAGCTTGATGTTTCCCTTGAACTGAATTTTGCTATACTCGATATATTTATTGTAATTTGCAAGTAATTCTTTTTCCTGCTCACTTGTCAAATCAGCAGTGCCAAGACTTGTAACCGTAATGTCTACACTTGCAATATCATTTTCTACATTAAATTTCTGATCTAATTTCATGAATTTGTCCCCTCGCTTTCGTTTGCAATTATTTGGTTATATGCGTCTTTGAAACTGATTACTAAATCCCTTAAAGTCTCTTTATCAATAGTACAGTCCAAATTGCTCATATCAATATTTGGATTTGATACCGTAAACTCCAATGTATTTCCATTTGGCGCAAATAAAACTTCCACAGATTCATTAAGCAGAAGAGTAATAGAATCAATTTTATTTCCATTATTCGATGTTACTCGTTTTACTTGCCCAACTTTTAATCTATCATTTTCAATAGATAATCTACTTGCCATTATATATACACTCCTTTCTTTTATTTTTAGTTTTCCTTTTAATCGTTGAGTTGCGGAAACAGGACTCGAACCTGCATTCTCTTGGTTATGAGCCAAGTGAGCTTCCATTGCTCGTCATTCCGCTATGATAATAGGAGAGGAGCGACCTCCCCATATTATATGTAGATTGGTAAGATCTACTGCCGATTGATTACCAGTCAACCGACAAAGAGAATATTGAAAATTCTCTGACATGTAATATTATCCAGTTGCAACGCCACATCGGAATTAAACCGAAATCTTCTCTGATATGAGACGCATGTTCAATCATGCTGATGACCTGGATAATATATTATTCTCCACATATTTTCAGTCTTCGGAGCAAAGACCTCTTGATAAGGTTTAATGACTCTTATCCGTCAATTAAGATTCTCATTAACGTAGAGAGGCACGAACATCTTCTCATTTCTGAAGGCTGAGATAAACCGATGATCCTAGATGTCGGTAGGAAAGAAATAGGACTTACAATACTACATGAATAACAAATGCCAAGTTGATTTTTTCATATTTCAAATGAAACCGTGATGCTGTATCAACCCAATAACGGTTCACTATTTTGTGATTCTTATTGACTAACAGAATCGCTTTACCTACAACGATTAGAGGTGTTCCACACTTAACGGTGGTGGATTACCATATTTTTTAGTTGTCTACTAAGGCAAGACCTTTCCATAACACCGCCAATGAGCAGTAGCAATGGGAAGTTTTAGACCATTCCAAAGGTCAATAATTTCGCAAACCGACCTTTATATTTATGTCACATATCGGTCAGTGACAGCTCACTTGTAAAAATCTATCAACGGATTGACAGACCGCCCTCACTTCTTTTGGATGTGAGCAGCTTGTATTATATCTATTTATTCTCTACATTGTCGTCACCTCTCGGCTCAAATATCACGTTACTATGCTTTCTTGTTTAAATTAAATTGTTGATGTTAGACGAAAGTTTCATCGGGATTGCTCAGTGTCTTCACGAATTACATACATCTGAGTTGTTTCGGAAGGATTATTAAATTTCAACACTATCTTTTAACTTTCTTACCTTAGAAGTGTCTATTTTAATGTAATATTTTTTTGTGACATCCGTTCCAGAATGATTTAACATTGTAGACACATCTTCCAAGCTAACACCTTCATTTTTAAGCAAAGTGGCATAACTATGACGAAAATCATGAGGATGTAATGTTGGAACGCCAATCATATTTCCGATCTTTTTACACCAGTCATTTAATGTACCACTTTGAATCGGCTTATTTTCATTGGTGTATGGAGTAATAAATATTCTTCCGTGGTCATCAATGTTATTATCTTTTCTGTATTGAATTAGTTTCTCAAGATACCCCTTAGTTTCTCTACTAAAACTTAACTCAACAATTTTCCCCTCTTTTTCAAGCACATTACTACAAATTCTTTCATCAAAATCTACTTGTTCCCATTTTAAACTGCCAATAGCAGTAACTCTTGCCATAGTAGTTAAAGAAAGAAAAGCATATGCCTGTAACTGAATATCTCCATATTCTTCAAGTTTTTCACGCATTAACTGCACTTGATCTTTTGTAAGATATGTTTGCACAGCGATAGGTTGACCATTTTTAGGTCTATCAATAAATTCAGTAGGAGATTCTACAATCAATTTTTTCTTACGAAGGAATTTGTAAAATGCAGAAACAGAAGACATAACTCTTTTTTGTCTTGCAACATTATTCCCTTGTTGTTTCCTCCAATAATAGTATTCTGTGATATCATCCTCTGTTGCTTCCAATACAGATAAATTAAACTGATTATCATACATATAAATAAACCATTGTCTTAAATCTATATTGTACGCATTAATAGTATTAACTGATAAATCACGAATAGACATATCTACTTGATACTTTTGAAACAGTTTTAATGTTTCAGAATTTATATGTTCAAGTTTATCTTCATCATACATTACAATTCTTTTGCTTCGTTCTGCCATTTTCTCACTTCCTTTCATAACAAAAAGAAGCAGTAGTAGTAATAACTAAACTGCTTCATCAAACTATTTTCCATTCTTCATCTGTATATTTTTGTATATCTGATACTTTTCTTGGTAATTTATATTTATCACACAATTTTCGTATTGTATTGTCTGTAACTTTATACATATCAGCAATATGAGTAAATGGTGTAGATCTTATTAATTTCTTTAAATTATCTCTTGAAATAATATTATACAATTTTTCTGTATTATATTTTTTGTAACAAATTTCACACATTGTTGATGTTGAATTCATTAAATTTGTTTTGCAATATGGACAAAGAATTTTAATCGTTTTATTATTGCGTTTTGTTTTAGCATTCTCTCGTCTATACTTATGTAAGCAAGAAATACATAAGCCACTTTTATTATTTTTACTAATTTTTGTTCCACATTCTTTACATATCAATTTATTCTTTATTACTCTTTTAGAGTTATATACACCAAAATTGTCCGTCATACTATGACAATTAGGACATAATATTTGCAAATTTGATAATTCATTATTATCATGATCTCCGTCAATGTGGTGTAATTGCAGTTTAACAGGTTTTCCCATCCATTCAGATATATTACATAGTTCACATTTATTTTCTTTATATCCAAGTTCAATTAACTTATTTCTTAATTTATGACTTTGTACTTTAGTATTTCTATGTAATTTCGATTCAATATCATATTCTGAACATAAAGATTTTTTCGCCATTTGTTGTTTATATACTTTTCTGTTTTCTTCAAATTTAGAAGTATTTAGTTTATATTCATTTATGATTCTTTTTAACGTATTTGTGCTACTTGATGAATTTATTCCTGCAGCTCTAAGAATTTCTGTGTATGTATTACTTGAATCGAGCAAGCTTTGTAATTGTTCAGGTGAAAAATTATATAATTTACTCGCCATTATATTCCTCCAATCTATTAATTTATTGAAGGTAGAGATAAACTTTATGTTTATAATTCTCTTTATTAATCGAACAGATTGACCTAGTCCTCCCACTTGGTAACGCTCCAAGCCGATCCGAAGACGACAGATTTACAGTCTGCCCCACATCTTTAGTGGTCTATGAGAGGATACAAAAAGAGTGTGCAGCATACACCACACACTCTAAATATTTAAAAAATAAAATCAAGCAAATCAAATAATCTTCCAACCGAATTATATTCGTCAAAATCACTTAAATCAATCGGCTTACTAGAATAAAATTCATGCTTTTCATATCCATTAACATCACTTTTAACAGAAGTAAATCCGTGAATATTTCCGTTTTCATCTTTATCAAATGTAATATTTTTATGAGAATCATCACTTACGTCACTGCAACTGCAATTCTTACAATTACAATCATCGTCTACAGCGTCAGCGTCATCACCAATGTTGAATTCGTGAATAATGCATCCAGAATCTTTATTGTCCATAACAAAAGCTGAACTCACATCTCCATGAATAAATACAATGTCTGTCTCATCCATATTGATATAAGTATCACTTCCCTCATACTTGGCAGCCTGAACATATACATTCATTTCAGGATCAATACTAAGAATAAATGCATCATCATAACCATCCCAATAAGGATCATTCAAATCGTTACAAGAAGCAAGTTTAAAATTCGTATTCTTAATAACAGAATTAAGAACATCTTTCATCACATCATACTTAGCCACAACTACAATTTCTGAACAATCATCGTCATAATCTTTTGTACAAACATCCAACTTGTCAAAAGTATCTGCTAAAAATTCAGCAAAATCATTTGTATCTGTAAAACCAAATGTTTTCAATATTTTCACCAACTTTCAAATTAAGCGTTCTTTACAGCATCCTTAAAAGCCTTACCAGCTTTAAATTTTGGTGACTTGGATGCTGGGATAGAAATTGATTCGCCAGTAGCAGGATTTCTTCCTTCTCGTGCAGCTCTTGTTGTAGTTTCAAATGTGCCAAATCCTACAATCTGAACCTTCTCACCTGCAATAACAGTATCCTGAATTGCCTTAATTGTCGCATCTACAAACACTGCCGTATCCTTTACAGTTACTCCTTCTAATGTCTCTGATACTGTATCCTTAACTACCTTAATTAATTCTGTCTTTGTCATTTTAAATTTTCTCCTTTAAATTCATAATATTTTTTTATTTTTTTTGTAATATAAAAAAGAGGGTAGTGTCTCATTCGAGTACACTCCCTCTGAAATTAGTATTTTATTTAAGCTCAATAGGGTAGTAAGCTTTTACTCCCTTATCAGTACAGATACAAACCATCTGTGACGGTTTGCCTGTTAATCTCTTTTCAATTGTATATGAGTCTCCGCAGCCAGCAAGAGATCCACCACGAATCATTTTTACACCGTTCGTTTCATCTACAGAACAAACATGTAAATGTCCATAAGTAATTGCATATGGAACAAAACCAAGTGCTAAACATAAATTTTGAACACCAGATTTGTTAAATCCGTCATAATCGCCATGTACGGCAATATATGATTTTCCTCTGATTAAAATATCAGAAATGCCGGTATCAATATTTCTGTGTAAAACATGAAAATTATCAATATGTTTTAGAGATAATTCAACCGCCCAACTGATAATATCATCCAAACGTTCATCATGAATTGCATCATCTTTACGATCCATGCGAGTATGATTTCCGCTAACATTTGACATAAATACCGTTTCGAAATGTAACGACAATTCATAGCAGAATGAAGATATTAACTCTGTAGCAATTTTAATCTGTTCAATTACATTTTCTCTATTTGATACCTGGATTGATTTGTGAATATTTCCTGAAATTAAATCGCCTTGAAGACTAACATAACAATTTTTAGAATTATGTAATTCACGAATAGAAATGACTTCATTCAATAATTGATTAAGTCTATCTTTTGCAATATCTGTATTATATTTACCAAAAATAGAATCAAAAGTCTGTCCAATATGTAAATCACTCAAAATAATTAACATATCATTATCTGAATTGATTGAAACATTATTGTGTTCGTCAAAATTAGTTCTTCCAAGAGAGGTTAGTTCTGACTCTAATTTATCAAGTTTTTCTTCAACCCTGGCATCCGTAAAATTTTGTTTCTGCCAAGCGTTTCGCTCATCTCTAAATTGAATTTTCTTACGTTCTAATTCACGTTTCTGAACTTCAATTTCCTTTAACTGAGCATCTGAATCAGCAAATTTAGATTGATTTGCAGCCAACATCTTATCGAAAGCTTGTCTCTGTTTTCTAAACTTTGATTCGGTATACTCAGTGCCAAGTAACTCATTTAGAATATCGGCTACATCCTGCCAAGAACCAATCTGGTCTTTTTCACCTGTAATTCTATAAATGAGTTCTTCATCTGACTCTCCATTAAATCTTTTATAGACTGTTATAATGTCCACCTACTCTCTACTCAGTAGATTCCGATTCTTCATCTGGAAGCTCAATACTAATTTTAATATCAAAAATAGTAGTACCTTCTGGTAACATTTCAGCAATACGATCTACAATAGAACCTTCATCATCAACGAAAACTCCGTTTTCAATTCTTACACCACTTGCTGTAATATTCTTTTTAGCAGCACTAACAGTTGCTTTCTTAATTTTACTATCTACCATGTTTTCTCCTTTTTCTCAAATAAAATAGGAAAGCAGTGCGCTCTCCTTAAAATAATTCCTCAATATTTGTAATAATGTGGTCAGCTACACCCTTTTCAATAATCTCGTTAGCATCTAACCACCAATTTTTACGATAATTTTTATCATATTCACTCTCAGTAATCTTTGTATGACTTAAAATGAATCGTTTTGTATCTTCCTCGATTTTCTTAGTTCTCTCTAAGTCATCAAGCACTTTACCAGTATCTCCATAACTGCCAGTAGAACCATCATGAATAAGTGCTTCAGTTGATGACAAAATATATCTGTTACCCTTTGGAATACCCATGAGCAAAAGCCCACCAGCAGAGTAACATTTACCCATCCCAATAGCATGAACTGGTGTTTTTGACAGATTACAGATATTAATAAGCTCGTTTATTGCATTAAGAGAACCACCATTTGAATTAATCCAAATCTTAATTGGCTTTCTTTCGGCAATTGCTATATCCTTATCTTCTCTATTCCATTCAACTATTTCCTGAGTCCACTCTACAATCCAATTATCAATATCTTGGTTAATCAGAATTTCCCGATTATTTAATCGCTTATAATAATCAACAAGAGTAGGATCTGCAAGTTTGTAATTTGCTTCACTTCCTAAATTATCAAATTCTAACTGTAAATAATCTTTATTCATAGGCACTTAGCCTCCAATTTCATAATATTTTACATAGCATCAGCTACAGCAGCAATCTTACTTCTGTAGATGTTCTGTAATTCAATTTCTCCATAAAAATCATGTCCTCTGAATATCTCAGACATTCTTCGCATACCATTATTATTGCCTGCATATTGATTTAGATCGACTTGAACATTGTAATCGCCATCTACAATGCAGATCGAATCTTCGCCAATTCTCTGTAATGCAAGTTTCATAAGTGATATATCTAAATTCTGTGCCTCTGTAATATAGACCGCACAATTCAAACCACTCGTATCAAATCCTCGAATATCACACATTGGTAAAATAGAAAGTTTATTTCTTGATACAAGCTGTTCAATCATAAACTTATCTCCAAGTTTTCCTGCAAGCATGTTACCAATACTTGAATCAACAAGCTTATCTAACTGTGTTCCTGGCAAGAAACCAATCTTAGCCGAATTCATAGTAGGAATTGGGTTAGCAAAAATCACAATTTTATCAATCTTATGCTTTTCAAGCAACCACATCATATACCCAACTGCAAGATACGATTTTCCTGTATCAGCAGAACCTTTAATCATAGTAATCTGATTATTAGAGAAACTATTCAAAGCCATCTGCTGATAAATATCTCCATTAAGAGGCTTAACTACACCAAAGTAATCTGATTTGATATTTGGGAATTTAATATTTTGATACATTCCTTCTCGCCAAACGAGAGTGTCAACGACATGATTATTAGAATCTTTTAAGATAAGATATTCATTTTCAAGTAATCCATAGATATTTTCCTGTAAATGTTCATAAAAACGAGCCATTTCTAACTCTGAAAGCGTTTTTTCTATAAATCCACTATAATCATCCACTGGCTCATCATTTACACCTTTTACAGTAAGATTAAATATTTTTCTTGCAATCATTTTACAAGCAATATCATCCGTAATAAAAACAACATCCTGCATTCCGCTTATAAATGCACAGCTACCAACTATTTTAGTATCAGGTGTTATTTCCATATTTTTCTCAAGTATGTAGTTTTCAATTGCGTTGTCATATACAACAACTTCATATTTATCCGAATTTTCATCAAGTAGATGTAAAGTTTTTCGTGCCTCATACTTTACTTGATCATCTTTGTTTCGAGATACTTTAATGTGCTCTAATTCTTGTAATGTTACAGAACTTATAATAAAATTTTCCTCAAATATTTTGTCCTGTAATTTTAAAACAGCATTAGTATCATAAAATTTTATTGTACCGATGGTTTCCGACCACCTTTCATTTTAGATTTCGTTTATTAAACGATTTTGCTTTTCCTGTACTCATCCAAAGCTTTTAAGTTATTGTAAGACTCAACCAGATAATACTTAGAATGACCACTATAAGTCTTTTTTACATTCTCGTTCCCAACAAGTTTCCTCATTGCAAAAGCTTCTGTTTTGTTAATTAATAAAATAATTTTCACATCCTTTGATTTATTTCCTACGATAGAGTAGGATAGTAGTTGGAAATGTAGGATTTGAACCCACGACCTCCTGAACCCAAATCAGGCGTTCTAACCAAACTGAACTAATTCCCAAAATAAAAAAATCCCATACCGAAGTATGAGATCCTTACTTAATATAGGCTGAGATATTTGACCTAACACACCAACATCTACTGTGGTTGGACACAGTTTATCACACAAGCGATTAGCTTGTAGTTAGCAACAACACCAGTTTTGACATAACCGGCAAACTCTTACCATAAAGTATTATAGATTTTCTTTCTACACATTCTTCCTTGCGAGATTCATAGGTTGCAGCCTATTAGAGTTGCATATACTTGTACTTTCTCACATAATACCTTGCGAGTATTATATGTGTCCATATTACAGGACAATAAGTTGTTTTTCTCTTTATGGTCATACACACTTTTGCTGTTTTACAATCTTCTTTTAAATATTATCTGCCTAAAATAATTTGATTTTTCAAAAGTATGTACTTATTATGGACGATGAGGTGTACATTTGACCATCCGTACCTTTTGAGTACAGCCCAATCATCACCATCCTGCTCGGATTGCGATCTCCTTACTTTTTGATTCCATCCCTGTTTTTCAACTTAAGAGATATTACCAAAATCCTATCAGCGGTTATACTTGCGATATTCCCACCAATAGTACACAAATCATACCCACATTTCTGCGTTACTACAGTGCCTATTTCAAGACACCCACCAATCAACCATATTCGCCAACAGTTGTCCTTGAATAGAAGGTTGGGCGTAGATTTTATGTGTTTTCCGTTAAACTGTATTTCACAGTCGCAGCCTTATAATACGATAAGAACCACTTTATACATGTCGCCATGCTTATTTTTGAGATTTAACATCTCCTGATCCGAAACCAACCAGTCCTACAAAAGTAGAAAAGCTCTCCCAGTAAGACTCGAACTTACGACTTTCGCATTAACAGTGCGATGCTCTACCAACTGAGCTATAAGAGATTAAAAGAATAATCGGCAACCATACTACAAGAATTGTATCACAGTCACCGACACATATAAGAAGAGGAGTACAATATGAATATGTACCAATCTTAGAAATGATTTTTAGAATTGTTCTGTTTGAAAACGCCTTCGAATCGTTCCCCATAGGTTTGATTCCTATATATCTTCCACAGAAATGCATGGTACAGTCTCGCTTGATGTACTTAACTGGTTTTATCACACATGCACAAGTTTTTCATATGGCATCACATCAACTAACTTATAGCCATATGTTAGACGAACTTTATACTATTATATTCTCTGTTTTATCAGCCAAGAAAAGCTGATTTCATTGTTTTAATCAAAATATCCATTTAACTTTCTGTTGTAATAACGAGTTATTTTTGGTTTTGTCCAAATTTTTGCCTCACATTGGATATTATCATATGTATGGATTTCTTTTTCTGGAATATATTTACATTCCAAACTTAATCCATCTAAAATTTTTACCACTGTATTATCAGTGGGAGTAGTAGAAGATAGGTAGGCGAATATACATTTCTCTGCCCTTTTGAATACTTTACGGACTGTCGCTACATTTATATCTTCCTTCTCTGCGATTTCTTTAATAATCTTTTCCTGTGTAATTGTCAAAAATAATCATTCCTCCCAACTGCACGAATTCGTTTATAGAATCATATCTTACTTTGTAAATTAGGCTTATGCCTATATGATATGTTGTTCTCCATATATAAACATTTGGAGTATAATTTTCGACCATTAGTAATGGGTTACAAAATTTTAAACATAATAAAATAACCCAATATTTATGGTCGAATTTTTAACAAAAGCCTAGCTACTACATTTTTTATTTTCTCTATATCTTCTTGTTTGTAATCTTCTTAATTCTCTATTATGTTCAATGTTACATTTAGGACATCTACAAGTCTTTACATTGTTTTTATCAACTTCAAACCACTCACCGCAATCAATACATTGAATGACTTTTGGTTCTTTATATTTAATATTATTCTTCAAATTCTCTACTACATATTCTCCATAACAGAACCAAAATAATTGTTTTGCACGTTTTTTATTCTTATATAAATACTGTACAAGCATATCAGCAATCATTTCTTCCGAATATCCAAGTTCAGCAAACTGGTTTCTAATAGAACAAGCTACATAATGAAGATTATCAATGTATTCATCCTTCATATTAACCATATAACGATACTTCTTGTTTAACTCATCATATAAATTAGAAACTTCTTTAGAGCATACAATATCGGGGTTTTTCATCATATCCTTATATTTTAATTCTCCAAGTTTCATACCTCTTGTATTAATTGATTTATTAGGAATACGAGAGTAGAGTTTATTTACAAAACTATCATTTCTATCATCAACTTGTGATTTTTCCTTGTCTTTGGCGTATTCAAAAAATGCAGGAAGTTTCTGATTGGTAAACTCTTTGATTTCTTCACCAATTGTTTCTGGAAACTCAGGCTTGTATAATGTTTTAGCGTAATCAATAACAAAATTATTCTGACAGCATAAACGCTTGACACAATTAGTTGCATGTTCTTTTTCCTCATCTGTTCCATTGATAAATACGTCATTATTCCAGATTTTTGAAATATTGTTGCTATAAATACCGATGTTTCCACCTGTAAATGCTGCATTTAATCCTTCATAAATACTCTGATTATTCAAAATTCTTGGTTCAGCTTTACGCATATTATAATAGAGTGGTACAACACCATTCATATTACGTTCTGCGATTCTTACAAAATCAGGATCAGCAACTACCAGTGATTTATCTCCATCAACATCAAACTGAAGAATTTTACTAATCAGGTCATATGTACTTGTATATACCGCATTTGTTGTAAACCATTCTCTGATTTTATCAACTCGTTCCTCATATACTTTATTCGCCACATTGAAACGAATAGCATGTTCTTTGTAGAGGTGAGGACTTCTTAGACAGTCAAGTTTATCATATTGTTTAAATAACCAACAAAATACCTCTTTGTCTGCCAATAATCCTTTAGGTGTATCAATGTGTCCAAACCAATACTCACAAGCTGCATAATAATCTGGAAGTAAGAAAGTATATTTTCCATTTACTTCAAGTTTTCCACTTCTATATTTTTTTAAAAGGCTATTCTTTACTTCACGGATCACGTCTTTTGCATATGTATCATTGAGTAGAGCAGGATAAATCTTTACCGCTTTTTGAAAAGCTGTCATATTTGTATTATAAGGTGTAATTCCAAGAATATCTTTCATGGTATCAATAGAGTTACAAATATTTGTGATTCGTTCTACAGACTTCTTTGTAAGCAAATCAATCTCTTCGTCTGTCACATTTGTGAGAGTTTGTAACATTTGATAATTGATTTTTGCATTTTTAATTCTATCTTCCTCAGTGTTACATCTGCCAGCTTGACAATGATATTGCTTAAAATATGTCTTATACTCATCCCATGAATCGTAAAACTTATACATCTTAAATTGACTTTTTGTAAAAATTATTCTAATATCTTCAGCAATTACATCATGGTCTTGTCCATAAATATCTGTGATAATAGGAGAGTAATTATTTACTTCAATAAACTTTTTAAAATCAAATACTCCCAATAAACCTTTCACCCACGGGGCACGAAACATTGTGTTCTTCGTCATTCCGCTTGGTAATATCATGCCAGCTCCATCAGTATGAGTAATCGGAACAGTACCAGTTTTTCTCTCAATCGAATAATCAGTTTCATCAATAAAATCAAATTCTCCTGGCACATTCGTCTCAAAATCATCCACAACAATGCATCTGTCTATATCAAAATCCTTCCACTGGTCAGTAGCTGAATTCGCCAATGCCATATATGCAAGATGTTTATTTACATTGTTTCCACCTTTTGAATTTATTTTGTCAATAGTAAGACCACACATGACTGTTTTTTCAACTTCATTCCATACTGATTCTTTAATAAAAACAGCTTTTTTCTTACGAATTTGACCAGCAGAAGATGTAAAGTATCTGTATTTTTCGCCATTATACATAAATCCATAAAAAGATAAATCTTTAAATACATCAAAATAATAAACTTGAACTACAATAAGAGCATCTGTTAATTCGTCTTTTTTAATGCCGATAATACGTGTAAGGGAAGATTCAAATACTGAAATGATATTGTTATCATTTAGTTCGTCTTTTCTTAACTCTCTTAATTCGATTTTTTTATTATATTGAATATTATGCGATTTGCAATACTCGATTTTATTCGATAGATTCTCTTTTTGAATTGTCTTATTTGATAAAAGATTCAGAAGTTTTTCTTTTGATAAATTTGCTTTCTCTCTTTTGTGTTTTATAATCAAACACCACTTCATATATTCTTTTACAGAATCATTTTCTTGTTCATAATAGTCTTCAACGGTACAACGTCTCCAATCAGAAAAATCATCTTTGTTGTAACCTTGCGTCACGAGTTCTTCTTCTAATTTTGGAAGCATATTATTTACATAATTTCTTTCACGTCTGTATTTACAGTTCATTTCATGTAAGTATTTTTCATGGTTGCTATAAAAATGACCTGTATCTACAGAATACATATTAATCTGTGTATCTAACATTTAATTTCCTCCATATGTAAATCTTTTAAAATATTCCATCTTTTTAGTGGTGTATCTATTAAACAAGGATCAATAATCTTGCCTGTTTTCATGTTATAAATTGCTTCACAATTTTCTTTTGATACATATGGAAACCAATTTATTTGTGGTAACTTTAATAGATGTTTTGTATCATACTTGTCGCTGTTATTATATAGTGGCTTATATTTTGAAATTAATGTTATTTCATATATTGACAAAAGATACTCGTCAGGAACATTTGCAATATAAATAACCAAATTTGATATACTTTCTCCTCTACATATAAAATACATGTTTTTATCAAAATAATTATTTATAACGCTATGAACTTCAATTCTATTATCAATATTAGTTGACTTCCCAATATACACTAATTCGTCTTTATCTATAATCTTATATAGATAAAAATTGGTTTCTTTTTCAACTGTACCAGCCATAAATCCTCCTTTTATCTTTTATTTATTATGTTTCACTTATATATTCTCCAAATGAAATTTCTATTTACTCACTTTCAGATTTTCCTTCGTTGAAAGCTACAATTCCAAATGTATCAACAGAAATTACCAATCCTATTGTTCTAATACATAAATTGTCAACCATGATTGCGAAAACAAAAATGAAAGTAATTGATATAAATGTTAGAAATTTATATATTAACTTTTTACGAAATCTCTTTTTATCAATATAATACTGTTTATCCTTAAATTTCACATACCAGAAATCTTGTGTGTTGCAAAATTGAGGTAATTTATCTTTTAGTTTATTTACAATTTTATTCATCGTAGTCCTCCATTTCTTTGTATTTAAATCCAAGCCAATTAATTACTCTGTCTGTCCCCAAACATCCAATACAGTCCTCATGCATATATTCTCCGTTTTCATTATCAAGATAGCGTTCACCTTGATAAATACCTTCGCCACAATAACAGCATAGATACTTTGGATGAGGTGGAGAGTAATAAGGACACCGATAATCATGTAGACCGTCATTTCTTCCACATATACTACACATATAGTTATTTAATTCTCCTTTAATACAGTTGTTTAAATTTTCAAGTTACAACTTTTAGATGGGTATTTGTTCACCGAATGGCGTAGAATTTTCTGTACAATGGTGTACATTAGAAATTCTGGCTAGAAAGGGTATCTCAGTTAGATTTACTAGCTTGATATTTTCTCATACGTTCAGCCGCCTGTTTTTTCTGTTCATCTGTAAGTTCACGTTTCTTTGCTCTAAAACTGATTAATGTTTTATCCTTTAATAAATATTTCTTACCTCTACCAGTATCTTAAATGAGAGAGTACATATCAGGACTTTCCTTGCACAATCTATCCAATTTAGTAATATATGTAGAATCTGAAGCATAAATTGTTGCGAATTTCTCATCACGCATTGCATTAATACAAATTTCCTGTTCTTCAATTGAAACTGTCATATTTTTATCTGCCATTGTTCATCTTCCTTTCTCTATAACTTCTGATATTGTTTTCCATTTGTTTATGACGTGAAAGATCGTCTTTCCAATCCGAAATAATTCTATCAGCAATATTACGACTGCCTTCATAATCGGTGCAAAAATCTGACATATAAATATTGCCTCCATATGTATTCTGGTATTTATGGTTCTTTGATGTAATTGTTACGGTTCTGTTCATTAATTAGTTCTCCTTTACTGTTTAAAAATTTATTCATTGCAATCAACTCCTTTGAGTGCTGCGTTAATTTGTTACATATGTTTATTCTCTGTTTTATTTACGACTTATTGCCGTTTTTGATTTCTCCAAATGAGTCTACATTGTAGATTTCCAACATCTTAGCAATAGCCCATTCAATTTCTTGCTCATATCCTTCTTTATTAAGTACATATATATTTGGTACATTTTGTGGTGGTTTCTTTGGATTAGGTTGAACACTACCAACTTCTTTTTTAATTAGAAGTGGTTCTTTGTCGCCAATAGAAGATGTGAGATATTGAATACATTGATTAATGGTATCTTTTGACATAGAAAGTTCTTTTGACATAGATTCTATACTTCGCCAAAAAGCTTCTGGTTTAATTTCAGGGTTATACATAGTTTCTTCATTATCTTTATTTTTGGGACGAATGAAAATATACGAATTAATATAAAGAAAAGCCATTAATATATTCTCTTTATTAATACTAGATTCGTTCATCATAATAAAATCAAGCTGAGAAGATGTGATTTTTGAGAACTTGTCAACAGCATCAAAATTTTCAGGAATGATCTTAATTTCAATGCCAGTATCATATCCAAGCGTGTCAAGATCCTGTTGAACTTCAATCATTTTGTTGTTGATCATATATTCCAGTACATCAAGAATTTCTTGAACAGCTTTCGGTCTGCGTTTGTGTGTCTTGTATCCGTAGAAATTTAGAACTTTTCTAAGAGTAATCCAACTATAGTCTTCGTAAGACCTATATTTATCAATAAGGATATAAGTAATATAGAATTTACGACTAACTCCATATTTAGTTTTAATGTTTCCTTGAATATAGTTATTTGGAAAACGAGTAAAGTATTCTGTTTTCTGTTGCAATAAAAATTCCTCCTTTATATGTGATATTTATTTATTCTCCATTTGAAATTAAGTGGAAGAGAACCTTGCGAGCGTTCAGTAAAGTAGGTCTGAACCCCCACATGTCTGTTTTATTTTAGAAATTGGTAGGGGATGAAACCCACTTTGCCGAACTGAAAGAAGATATATAACATTATTAATAAGACAGACTATTACGCTTGTATTTCGCTTACGCTTCATACAAGCTCTATAATTTTTTGGTTGATTGTTATTGATTGGTTTAGGTATGTGGTGTTTTGGATTAATATTTTCATTTGGGTACATGTATGATGTACCTATACGACTATTCTCTGTTACAGATATTTTTCTTGCCATTCATATCCACATGTATAACAGTGATATTCATAATAATAATGTAATGAGAAAAATGTTTCTTTTGATACAAAATTCAAATCTAACCCTTTTGTTTTACCTTTTTTTGGTAACTCGTTTATAATATTTTTCTCCACATATAAGACAAGTTTTTACGAATGGTATTTTTAGTGATTCAAAAATTTTACCTTTGCTCATTTGTTTTATTCCTTTCTGTTTGTTCCAAATCAACATACTTCTCTTTGTAAATATCCTCTACAAAGAATACTGGCAATTTGTCGTGGTACTTTCCATATAATTCCTCATCAGAAATACGAGAGTAGCATTTGTATTTACCTATTGGCGAATTAACTTCTCTGATATAATCTTTTACAATAGATTTATTTTCCTTGAATCGCTCATTTATTTTTCCACAAATAGTACAGTAGGTATATAAACCTGTATTAAGATGAGTTTTTCCTGCGAATGTGGATTTGTTTTGAATCAGGCATTCTTCATAATGATGTTTGTGCTTTGATTTGCGGTTACTCTTTGAGATATTACTTTCTGTTGACTTGAGATATTTTGGTATTTCATTTTCTTGTATCATATTTGATTCCTCCTTTGATGTATTATTCTCTCTTTATAAAAATGTGATTATTGCACTATTGTTCTTTTGGTAGTAAAATAAATATATCTAATTTTAAAGGAGGAATTGTATATGAAGAAATTGAAGATATTAAAGAGGATATTTAGTTTTGTGTTATGCATTGTAATGGTTATTACCGTTATTCAATTAGTACCACAAAATATTTATGCTGCCAATAAGGTTAAATTGAACTATACAAAGCTTACTTTGTATGTTGGCGAAGTAAAGAATTTGAAAATACATGAAGGAAAAACGGAAATATATTCTGCTAGATGGTCTTCTTCTAATAAAAATGTTGTGAAAGTTACTAATTATGGACATATAGAAGCATTAAAACATGGTTCTGTTAAAATAATCGCCAAATATAATAATAAAAATTATGTTTGTAAGGTTACTGTCAAGGATGCTTTAAAAGATCATGTAAGTTATGAGTTGATTGATATTCCTGAAAATGCATATTCGGGACAGTATAATAAAATGATCAAAATTGTAAACAATAATGATGTTACTGTTAATGTTAATATTTCTATTAAACAATACGATAAGGATGGATTTTATATTAGACAAAACACAAATGATTATATAGTAAATAAAAATACTTATATTATTGCATTAATGGAATATAATAATGGACGTGTAATAGATTTTAATAATCCAATACAATATGACGAACAGTTAAAGATATCTTTGAGAAGTGTAAATAGAGCAGATTCTATTGATATAAAATATAATATTTCTGATCAGTATATTGATAATGGTTGGATATATAGAGATATTGTTTTTACTTCACCTATTACTAAATCTGCAAAATATTCTGCGTTATGTTATAATAGTAGTGGAGAATTAACGAGAATAGTTACTGGTTATGTATATGTCCCTGCTAATGAAAAAGTAAAAAAGAAAGATGGATATAATTTGAATTTTAAAGATAAATATGATATCCAAAAAATAAATATATATTTCTATTGATCAAGTATTGGTTTATTGGACTATGGCTTTGGCTGTAGTCCTTTTTTATTGCTGTTTTATATATGGATATCTCTATTTAAAAGATGATTTGTGCGAAGGTTTTAATATACCCCCAATATGTTGAGATTCTTGAGTGTGACTTTTGATGGAAAAATCGTTATCGGTGAAAACGCTTATATATAAGGAAGAAAATAGGATTGTGGGTGTGATTTTAGTATGATGGGATTTTAAAATTTAGGGGTTGAAGTGAGTGAAATGGTTGAAAAATAAGGTTTTTGACGATATGGGGTACGATAAGTGGTTTGAGATGGGGAAATTGAGATTTTGCTTGATTTTGTTGGGATTTTGAGGATTGGGAGATGGTTAGATTTTTGAGTTGGTGTATGGATGAATCAGCTATAAAGTTTACTGCATTTCCAGCCCATCTAATTAGTTTTAACTACCCCGGGTTAGACAAAAACAGTGGATAATAGATATATATTGACCATTCTTTTTCTGATCATTTGATCAAGTTTGATGTAGTTTTTAAAACTATATGAGATAGTATTGATATTATTATTTTGTATAGTTTAAAACTATGACATATCGTTTAACATAGCTTTTATTTATACAAAACAATTTCTAATAAAATCATAAAAACATGTTGACAATCATACAAACATATGATAAAGTATAGACAAGTCAAGAACGAACCACAAAAAACAACAAATTAGAAAAAGTTCTTGACAATCACAAGTTCTTGTGATAAGATAATCTCAACAAAACAAAGAAAACAACAAAGTGCTAAGGCTCTGCAAACTCACATAGTTGCAATCAAAAGTTTTTGTTGACAATCACATAAACATGTGATACAATTCAAGCACAAATAAGAAAGAAGGTTGATAAACTGATACATATTTAACAATTCAACATGAATTAAAGCAAGCACCCACTAGCAGAACGGCAATTCTAACTAGCAGGTTGCAAGCTAGGAAAGTTCCCAAAACAATTCTAGCATATCCGCTTTAATTCCACAACAAAAATATAAACAGTTCTATTCATGTATAGGTACTGTTTGCCATTCCTAGAGTGACAAGCAAAAGACTAAAAGTGTGTAGGGTTGCTAGAGGTTTTAATATCCAATGTTTCCTCTATACAAAGCACTGCCAAAAGCAGGAACATATAGCAGACAATAGACACAAAGTCTCGAAAAAATAGTGTAGCTGTCCCGGTTTATTACCTTGGACAACAAATTATAGCATTTATTTTTAGCTATAAATACGTGAGAGAACACTCACAAGTGTATACGGTCAAAAAAGCCTAGTTATTTTCTAGGAGTGACGTTAAAGCTGATTAGAAACGGCACGAACTTAAAAAACCGCGCTACAACAAAAAGCGTGATTGACTTAGGTTCATAATCATACTTACTAAGTCAATAAATACATAAGAGACAGACACAAGTATAAAGTGGCAGGTAGCAGGGTAACACCTGCTATTCTTGGTGTTGGGTAATTCCAATCCACATGACCGTTGTACCTCTGTGTTCTGTATATCAGAGTTATACATAGTTAGAGGAGCAGATCAGCACTACCAGTCTGCTCTTTTATAGTGTGCATAACACTATGACAATAAATACAATAAAATCATATAGCACCTATGCGTTAAATAGGAGAATAGGAGATACTATGAAAAACTTACAGATCAATTTCTATGCAAAGAACATCACAGAAGAGTCTAAGTCTGAACTTATGACAGCAGTACAGCACGAGTCTTGTAACATGAATATTCAGTTGCTTGATGATTCCATCGCTAAACTTGAGAAGAAGATTGCTAACGAGAACGGCAATTATTCACCCGAAGAAGTACAAGCTTTCCAGGTACAATTAGACTCTGCAAATGAATCACGGGCTAAGTTTGTAGAGACACAGACGGACACATTAGAAGTATACAATAAAGTTATTTCTGCTATGTCACAGAAAAATGCTGATCACTTTGGCAACTCTGCTGATGTTGTAAGAACTGTACTTCGTGTACTTGGCTCATGGGATAACTCTAAGCTTGTAAAGTATGCAATTATTCCTGCTTTTGAATCACCTGAACTTTATGAAGCTTTACAGACAATTCATATTAACTCCAAAGCAGGTGATGACGGAAACCTTGTAATGTCTAAAGAGGTAAAAGAAGCCTATAAAAAGGCAAGCGCAGAACTCGAAACAATCATCAAGAAAACTTTTTCTCTGCCTTTTGAAACTCCGTACACAAGCAAAACAAGGGTTAAACTCACCGCAGAGGACAAGAAGCTTTTGAACGATTGCTATATCAAGGGCTTCAGCAACAAGTTTGATGTAGACGATGAGAAAGGAACTGTCTCATTCAAAAAGCGTCAGATTAACACACTTGTCAAAGCGAAAAAGAATCGCAAGACAGGTGAAGTGACTTATGACTATTCAGGACTTGCAAGCACTATCAGCAATATTGTAATTAAGCATTACTTCGCATAAAAGCAACGTAAAATGTATAGTACGAAAGGCAGAATTTCGGTTCTGCCTTTTAATAGTGTGCATTTTAATAAAAGGAGAGTGAACGCAAATGAAAATGCAAATTAGACGAACACTTGGAAATGAACTTTACCATGGAAAACAATTTCCGATCAATACAATCGTTTTGCGTAGCGAAAACGGAGTAGAGATTTTCTGCTCTGATTTTAGAATGAGAAAAGGCGAAATTACTGTGCTTATTCATATTCCAGGTAGAAAGAAATTTCTCAAAACTGAAATGCGTAATGAATATACAAAGGCGATGTATGACTATACGCAGCAATTCAAAGATGATTCAAAACGCTTGAATTATAAACAAATGATGTCACATGATCGTAAACGGAAATGCGGATCTGGTGGAGTGCGTTTAGGAAAATTCTGTGGTCAAATAACGGATTATGAGTGTACAAAAAATCCATTACATGATTTTAGAAGAGTTTATTGCTAATCACAAGATTTTGTGATAGAATGGAGGTGTATAAAAATGGAGGTGAAATAAATTGATAGTTTATTATAAATTAGCGAATATTTTAAAAGAACGTAATATGCAATGGAAAGACTTATGCAAAGCAGGTATTTCTGTAAACACACCAACAAAATTTTCGCAAAATAAAACTATGAATACGGAAATGATAGATAAAGTTTGTGCATTTCTAAAGGTTCAACCCGGGGATATAATGGAATGGGTAAATGAATCAGATCAAAAGGAAAGAGAAATCCAAGCGAAAATTGATGCTCTACAAAAGCAATTAGCGGAAGTAAAAGCGAATAAGAAATAGCTGAACTTTAAGAGAAACTAAAACAAATGTAAGGGAGGAAACAACTATGTCAACAATAGAAGAAATGCGTAGTTATATGCTCAATGCAGGAATTTACACCAAGGCAGATATAGATAAAATCTGCGACTTAGAACAGCAGTATAGAGATGAATGCCAGGAAATAGCTTCACAGTGTAAGGCTGAAGGTTATCCAGCAAACGGAAGCAACTATGAACTCCGTTGTGCAGAGGTTCGTAAATATTATGATCATGAATTTCAGTTGATAGACGCAAATTATGATTTTGATGAAGAATAATTTGCAAAACACAGCACCAATCAAGCACCCAATTTCCGGGTGCTATTTTTATACCCAAAAACAATTAGAAAAGGAGAACAAATATGAAAAAGAAATTATTATCACTTATTCTTGCAACAGCAACAATCCTTACATCCTATACAGTAGGCACAATGCAGCCAACGCAAACAGTCAATGCCTCAACTCCAAAACAGATCAATGTCACAAATGCAATCCCAATTTGTGACATTGCTGGTTATTTCTATGACAAATATGGATATCTCTGCTTTGAGCTTAGCGATACAACAAAGCAGTTCAATAAGGCAGATGGATATTCATATTCAAAAATCTGTGAGAAACTTCCGCATCTTAAAGATTTAGATGAAAACAAAACATATCCTTTGACAGCGAAAGTAACAAAGGTAAACAAAAAGAAAAACGTTGTCACTGTACAGGATTATAGCGGAAACAAATGGAAATTTCGTGGCTGTGAAGACTATGAAAATGGAGACGTAGTATCTATGCTCATAGATAGTAACGGAACAGAAAAGGTAACTGATGATATTATTTTACAGGTCAGATACAGCGGTGCAGAGTGGTAAATAATAAGAAAGGAAGTAAAAACAATGTCAGAGAAAGCAAAACAAATTCACGTAACCTATTGTGATTATGAAGTAACAAAGGCAAGCAAACCATCACGGATCTATTCAGTCCGAACAGAAACACGGAAACCACACGGAATCAAAACCCACAACATGAGTAGAGCGATGTTAGCACAGACGTTAGCATCGCTTTTTAGTACAGATACAAGGAGGAAATACAAATGATAATTATCATTAAGGATGGTTATGATGTTATTGATAATCGTCCAGAAGCAGAAATCGCACAGTCAGAACGTGATTATTACGAAGATCGATATAACCGTGATTTAAAACGCAAACTCGAAGCAAACAAACATCCATTTGCAAAAAAATTATTAGCTGCATGTGGATTATTATAGAATGGAGAGTGAAAATCATGGCAAGAACATTACGAGATAATCAAGCATCATGGGACGCATTATTCTATGCGATTATTACAGGATGCACAGCGAAAGATGCATTATTAGCTATGGGAATTTGCCCAGATAGCGAAAATAATTTAGCAAGGAGAACAGAAAGAGAGGCGAAAGCAAATGCGTAAAGTGTTACGGAAACAGAAGATTATTGGATTGATCACTATTGGAGTTGCGATAGTTTCTCTTTTTCTTGTAAGAGAAATTACGATTGCATTATTTTTGATTGGAATTGGGTTGATTCCATTACTTAGTCAGGAGGCGATCATTAGATGAAAGGATATGAAGTACCGGATGGATACATGGGTTGGATCAATGGAAAATACCAGCTTTTTGAAAGCGAAAGCGAATATTACGAAACACTTTTAGAAAGAGAAGAGATCTAAATGGAAAGAGAAATTAAAAGCAAATTATTCAATGCATTGTGCAAACGATGTGGAGAACGTAGAACTTGTCATGGGATCTGCGTTGACATGAACAATGCAATGGTAAAGGCAAATGAAATTAAAGCGACTGCAAAATAATTGTGGTCGCTATTTTAATGAAAAAAATTATTTTAAGAAGCGAATAATATATTAGAAAGCGAGTGATGAAAATGAAACATCGGTAAAAGCGAAATGAAGCTATGCTATCAGGCTATACGGGCAAACACATTATAATAAGGAAAGGACAGATGAATTATGGCATATAGAAAGACAAAACAACTAAGAGAATTTGAACCGATTCTGTTACAGAATGGATACAGATTTACACGGTGCAAGGGAAGTCATTTCATTTATATGAATCGAACTTCTCATAAAATCATAGCAGTCAATAAAGACTTGAACAGAATGGTTCGTGAACGATTAATAAAAGAGAATAAGTTACAGGAGGTATAAAACTGTGCAGACAAGAGAAATTAAAGTAGGAACAAAATTCAAGCATATGAAAGAAGAATGGATCTGTACATCGAACGATGGATTCATATTTGAAGCAGATTGTTTGAATAAAAATTGTCCAATGAAAGATTTAATGCTTATTGGATCAAGCGAAGAAGTAGAAGTGATTGAATAGGAGGTGTAAGAACATGAAATGGACAGAGTTATTACGGAAAGATAATTATGCTTTACTGCAAAGCGAAAGTGATACACAGTATGCGGTTGCAAGTGGCTATGATCCAACGCAGCCTGAAGATCAGCAGTGGTCAAGTGGAACATATTTTACTTATTGGAATGACGCAAAGCGAAAAGCTGATTGCTTGCAAAATGCTTTAGATTGTTTTAGAAGTAGAACAGAAGAGAACTATGTAACCAAAGGTCAGAAATACCTTGAAATCTACAGAGAAGATTATAGCGAAGGCACATTCAATGAAATTATTACATCGCTTGGAATTGATAATGACAGAGTTGGAAATGCGATTGGTTGTTATTGCATTGTAGATGAAGAAAGTTTAAAAAGGTAAAAGAATGCGAAGAGGTATAGTTCATGCGATTAAGTGATTTATTATCATATATAAGCGAAAATGAAAACGTTTATGTATGGTTGGATGGAAAAATTGTAGCTGAATATAATGGGAGAGATAGTATTTCTCTTAAATATAATGATTTTGAGGTTGAAAAAGGAAGTCTTAGAAAGTGTGAAAATGGAATCGAAGTTACATTGACAGGAAATTTAATTGTTCCTAAAAGATAATGAGCAGGAAGATGTGGATTTTATTATCTCGATGAATGTAATAGCAGAGTAAACAGATATTTCATAAGAAGGAGGATAGAATCATGAAATACAGATTGGGTTGTTATAACACAGACGGAAGTTTAGAGCATCTTCGCACTGTAGATAATAAAGAGAGTGCAAAACTTGCATACAAACATCTGAAAGAGGAATATGGGTGTACAATCTGGGTTCAGAAGATTGAGTTTGTTGACCCAAAAGAGGAGTTTAAAGAAGCATAATAAATGCGTGTTTCATATGGAAAGGAGGAAACAATATTATGCCAGAAACAAAACAAGATATGTCAAAAACATGTGGATTCTCATATCAGGATAATTGGACAAAGGCAAATGTAACACACGAAATATCTCAGGAAGAGTGGAAAAAGTGGTATGCTACTCATTGTGGTAAGTGTCAGTACATGTGCGAAATTTGCATGTATGGAGAAGAATAGTTAACACAGCAAACGAGATTTACTCTGTGATTATGAAAGTTGGCACTAAATTCGCATTTAATAAGGAAAATGAAAGGAAATTTTAATATGAGTTGGGATTTTGATTTATGCGATCCAGTTACAAAGAAAGTTTTAGAAACAGAGGAAAAACATGAAATAAAAGGTGGAACATATTGTGTCGGTGGTACAACGGAAATGGCATTGAATATTACCTATAATTATTCTGATATTATAAACAGAAAGATGGAAGAACTTGGAATTCTCAAAGAAGATTCATATAGCTATGCATATTATCTTAATGGAAAAACTGGTGCAGAAACAATTGAACCGTTAAAGAAAATCATATCATCGTTAAAAGATGATGCAACTGAAGGAAATGCAAAAAGAGCCTTGTGTGGACTATTAGCGTTTGCACAGTTAAGACCAGATGGTATATGGAGCGTATGCTAACAACATTTTGAAACTAAGATTTCTTAGGAAAGTAGTGAGGAAAATGATAACGGAAAATACACGGAAACAGTTAGCAGATTACAGAAAGCATGGTAAGAAGCTCAAATATCTTATCAATTATCTCATGGGGTTAATTGAGGACGAAGATGATTTCGAGGAGATAATTATAAGAGAAATGAAAGCTCTTGCATTCAACGAGGATGAAATTATTGAATGTCTGGAATATGATTTCGGATTGGATATGAGTTGGCATCCAATGAGTGTAAATTATGGAAAGTAAATAACAAGTAAACGCAAAGGCAGTTAGGAGAATAATCTACTAGCTGCCTATTTTATTACAAGAAAGAGAGGAAATGAATTATGGAATTACGGAATAATTGGTATAAAGCAGATAAGGGAAAACATTTTGTACTTACAGAAAAAGGCAAAGAAGAGTGTACAAGTTACAAGCATAAAACAGTTGGTAAACCTGTAGACGAATATGATTATGAAGCAGTTGAATGGTCAGTTGATAAAGGATATGTGATCGAAACTGATATTCCAGGATGGACAAAAGGACTTAAGGGATATGAAGTTGTGTATTACAACGGAGAATATAGATTATCAGCAGGTAATCCGCAAATCTTCCCAACACGCAAAGCAGCAGAAATTTATAAAAAGCATTATGAAGCATATGCATGGTTCAATAAAGATTTAGTGATTGAAGAAGTTGAATATGATGGTGTTCCATTAAACAAACCGAAAATGTACAAGGGAAAAGAAATTGTAGATAAAGAACATTACTTTGGACTTGATGCACATGAAGTTGGTGAGTATTTCACAGAGGATATGATTGATTCCTTTATGGATTTATTACCACCAGCTTGTATGAGAAGTGATTGTTCACAGATTGGTGAACCATGTTCAAGTAGAATTGATGAAAATGGAAAGGGCAGAACAACATATTCTACATTCAAAAAGGTAGATGATGGAATTTGGGAATATTGTGGAGATTGTTTTAGAGGTGAAAATTATATGCATGGAAAAGATATTCCGTATGTGAGATAAGGAGATGATACTAATGTTAAATATCAAATGGGATAACGGAGTTACAGGATATTTAAGCAAAAGCGAAAAAGAACTGTGTGAAAAGATTGATAGAGAAATCAGTGCTATCAATGCAGTAAGTAAAACGGAAATATCTGTAATAATCAGTATTGAAGGTGGCAATCAATTCCACATAAAGAAAGATACTGGTTCACTGATTGGATATATGAACGCAGAACAGTGTTGGTATGCATTGAAGGGAATTATGACAAGTTTGTTATACATGGAAAGGCAGGTTGATTAATATGATGCAGTACGAAATAAAAGAACCAAATGGGTTTGGAAGTACATGGATAAAAGTAATAGGTAAAAATGCAAAACAGGAAACAATGACAATAGAGATTGTACATTGTGAAAATCCAGGAGGTAAAAATTCATTACCTTATGCATGGTATAAAAATGGTTGGACTGATAAAGTAATGGAAACCTATATTGGTTGCCATACTTATGTACATGATTCTGAAGGAGCTTGTTTTGGTATTTATAATCCAACAACAAAATTAAGTGATGACGGAAAGAGAAGTGTAATCAACTTTGATTGGTTACTCGAAGATACAGAGGAAAATCAAAAGAAAATCATTGAAGCTTGTATCAAACTATTTGAGTCTGCTACCGGCAAGAGTGCAACAGAAAAGAAAATTGAACATGTAATGGAATTTGCAAAAGAAAAAGGTCTTGAGGTTGTATCTGAAATGCCTAAAGGTTGGAGAAAAAATCCATTTGCAACAGATCCATATGGAGCTGTGACTATTGATAATGATAAGCCAATTTTTGCTAATCATAAGAAGAACCCAGAATATAAGAGAATGCTGTTGATGGAAGGAGTGTGATAAATATGTTACCACAGATTCAGTATGATAAAGTATTGCTTGGTAAAATGAAAAGCAATTACTTTAATGCAAAGGCATTATATGAAACCATTAAGGCAAATGCAGAAGAAATTCAGAGAAAAGTTCTTGCAGAGAATGAATTTTATGAAACAGAAGATATTGCGAAAAGAATGGAAAAGCGGGGTGGAGATGGTAAGCCTAAACGTATCCTTGATCCTGACTTAACATATATGATGGACTTAGACAATGAGTTGCCACGATTCATTGATTTATGTTATCCAGAATATGTGAAAGCTGGAATTGCAGATTCAAGAGGTAAAGATTATATTCCAGAAGCGAATGCAAAAGATTTGATGTATGAGGCAGAAAAGCAGCTTATAGAGTATGGAATTGATATTATTCCCGATGAATTTGGTGAAAAGGAAACTCTTAGAAAAGCAGTACAGATGATTAAGTACAGAGATAAAGTACTTGATTTGGTATTGAGATTAGAAAGTGGGGAGGTTGAAAATTATGCAGAAAATAATTGACAAAGCTGTTTTATCAGACGGAACGAAAATACAGCTTGAAGATTGGCATAGCGAAAATTCAGAAAAATATCCAGACTTATATGGGTATATGATAGGTGCTTATCCGAAAGCAAAAAATACAGGGAAATGGGGTTGGGTTAGAACAGGTGAAACTTTTAGATTGAGCATTGGTAGGAACGAGTATGCAAAATATACAGATGATATGGTACTTGCTGATTATGAATCATTAAAAAATGGAACGAAAACACTTGCTAATCTACGAGAACATTTTAATGATGGAGCAAAGCATGAATTTTACTTGGGCTTGATCGATAAAGAGCCTGAGTGGTAAAGGAGCGTGATTATATGGCAAAACATATTATTGATAAAGATAATACATTAAAAGCATTAGGAAGCATTAACACGTTATTATCTCAGTCATTACAGATAATAAAAAAGGTAAATGAAGATGAGCAATGGGATTTTTGTACAGATGATGTTTTAGCAAGGCGAGTTAATGATGCTGAAAGATTAATAAAAGAAATATCAGACGTTGTATTTCAGAACGAAAAAGCAAAGTAAATTGTAATTTACTTAGAAGAAAGGATGAACAAAATGAAAAATTTTATTGAAACATTGTTAAAAGTTTTGCCATTTTTCTTAGGATTAGCAATTAATAGAATTGCAAATAAAATGGGAGTAGATTTATTTGATTGGAAAGTGATTGTAGCAACAATTATTGTTTTTATTGTTTACTTAATGATATGCAAATGGATTGAGGGTAAATAATACAGAGAATAACAAGGCAAGAGGATAAATAAAATTCGTCTGCTTTTTAGTGTAACTAACAAAGAATTTTAAGAAAGGTTAAGGTAAATATTATGAGAGTAAATGAAGTAAGAAAAACAGAAACAATTGAGAAATTAGTAAAAATTGAATACATTGCAGAGGATGGAACTGTATTTGAAAGCAAAGAAGAGTGCAAAAAGTATGAGGAATCAGCGCTGTTTGCACTAAGTAGACAATTAAAGAGAATGGGTAACGAAAATTATATATCACATTGCGACATAAATGATGATTGTAGTTGTGATGAGAAAGTAGAAATTTTTGATATTCAAACAGAAAGGGATTTGGAAAACCTTAAAAGATATTTATACCTTGTTTTAAAGAAAAACGGAGCAAGTGATGATACGGTAAATGATTGCTTTACATCAAAAGATGGAACGAGAAACAAGCACGTATTTGATAGTGTTACAGCAGGTCACGAAGTAATGATTTTCTGGAATTATGATGAGGATTGGTTCTGGGTTTACAATGACGGAAGTATCAATGGATATTGTGAATTTTTCAGAGAGAAGATTACAAAGCTTATTACACCAAAGGAAGAGTAATAATATAGAGAATAAATTAAGGCAGACGCAAACAAATGTGTCTGTCTTATTTATTGGGAGGATGTGAGCGAAATGAGTAAAGAATATTATGTCATTGTACGGAAGTATTATGGTCTTCCTGATTATTTGAGCACAGATTTATCAGAGGAAGAAGATTGTTTTTCTTTTGATACAGAATACGAAGCCAATAAATGTTTAAGAGATATATTTGCAAATGGTGAATGGATGGAAGATGAAAAATATGGAAAAGTAAGATATTACACAGAAAGGAGAACAGAATGAACGGATATGAATATATTTGTGGAACAGCAGCACGGTTTAGAAAGAAGTTTCCGAACTTGTATGAACGGAAAGAAAAGAAGCCTGTGTTCATTGATTCAAGCTTATTAGACAAGATTGAAGATATTCCAGACGAGATCAAAGCAGAACTAATAGGTAAATCAAGAATATCACGGATGAACAGAGAAGATTTTGCAATCAATACAGAGGATGAAAACGGATATAAATATTACATTGATATTGATTGTAGCTGCTATGACTTCTATAAAAACGACAAGCTGATTTATTCAGTGTTACATGTAGATGGTGCAAGATGGAATGTATATAAGGCAAATATCTATGGTTATTATGATGAGTTTCCTGTGAAGTCAGGCAGTTTGAATTGGAGTGAAAACTTAAATTTTAAGCTAGGTAGAATTGACATTAGCACCTATGAAAGTGAGGTTGATTGATATGGAATTAAAATTATCAAATTGTTCAATAGATAAATTTGTGAATTATGCAATAGAGAGAATGAATAAGCATCGCATGGATAATAAATATCATTATTCTTACATGACAGAATCACGATTGAGAAAAGTGTTTCAGTATATGTGTGACAGAAAAACAAAATGTTCTGGGGCTAATTATTATATTTCAGATACAGATGGATTTATTAGTAAATTCTCACAGCCAGAAGAAGAGAAACAGGAGTTAATGGAAGAAATGTTATTCCATGAAGTGTGGTGCAAATGTGAATGGATTTATAGGATCATTGATAAAGAAAGAGAATTTTATGAATCATTAAAAGGATACATTGGTACAAGAAAAGTAAAAGAATTTGAGAATGTAGCATAGGAGGTTGAGCAATATGTATATAGAACATGATTATCATTATATAAATGCAAATGAAAATTTGTTGATTGAAAAAGGTTACGGAAAGATTTCAATACATTCTATTCATTTTGATAGGCATTATTCAGAAGAACAGAAGGGAAAGAATAGACAGATTGCAGAATCTATGACAAGTGAGCAATGGAGTATACATTGTGAAAAAGTCGCAAAAAGCTTTGCAAAACCATTAAATGATATTCTGAAGCAGTTTATAGACAGATATGATATTCACCAGGTTTCAGAAGAGACAGATACGATGGAACATTATAAAAGTGATTGGGATTTATATTTTTGGAGTAATAAAGGATGGAATGGAAAAGATTATATGGACTGTTTCAAACTTGATTTTAATAAGAACAGAAGTGTAGAAAAGAATATGGCTTTGTTAAATGAAATTATTCCACTTGTTGAGTCTATGAAATATGAAAACATAGGTTGCCGTATACAATATGATGCTGTCTTAGACAAAGAAAAAATAGAAAGAGAAGCGAAAGAAATTTGCGAAAAACTTACAGGAAAATTTATAACATATTGTGGAATTGAAGGAAAAATCAAAGTTGTGGATGAAGTTAATAACTATAAAACCTATGGATTTTTTAGAAAAGGTGCAAGAAGAAAGTATTATAAAGTATCAAATACAGAAATAATAGCAATGAAATTACAGGAGGCAATTTAATATGGAAGATAAAGTTGTAATTGATATATTAAAGGAACTCAGAAATGAATTTTTACAGAGAGTTGAAGAATTGGAAGATGCCTACAGAGAATGTGATCACAATTCAATTTGTAATAGAATCTCACAGTTACATGAAGACATAAATGCAATCGAAAAGAAAATTGAAGGAATTAGTCCTAGCGATTGTGATTGGTAATTCCAAAGGAAAGAACTGTTTCAGGATAGAAAGCGAGGAAAATAAAATGGTTGATTATACAAAAATTACTGTATCAAAAAATGGTAAATATCTATTTGCAACAGAGCAAGGACATCTTACGTATCCATTGGAAGCAAAAGTGATTTATAAATTGCTAAAAGAAAAATTCCCAGAAAGCGAAGGATATAAGGTTGATGTGATGATGTGGGAATCAAGAGGATATGAACCAGATTGGGTGAAGGAGGTAAACGATAATGAAAACAATAATTGATAGAAGTGAATGTAAACCATTAAGTGACAATATTGAAGGCAAGTTGGTAGTAATTAAACAAGATTTTTTCAAACCAGAATTTAGAGAAGCAAAATATCAGCTTGTGCTTGCAACTGGAGGTTTTGGTTGCGATGCAAGTAATAGTGGAAATGCAGTATTTGTAACGGAGTGTTGTGAAAATCCAGAAGAATACAGACAAGAAAGATACAACTTGATTGGCGAACCTACAGAAGGAATAATTGCTGAATGGAAAGCGAAGTACGGAGATTTCAATAAGAAAGTACAAAAAGCATTAAAAGGAGAATGATTAGTATGAGAGATTTAAAACCTGGTGATGTTGTTCATGTTCAAGGAATTGTTTGTGAGATTGCAGAAATTGCATGGCAAGAGCCTTGGGATTGGAGAGAGGCATATTACTTAGAGTTTAGAGATGCAAACGGAATATACAGAAGTTGGAAACAGAATTTCGATGGTGGTTATGCTGAATTGAAGGGAGAGTGATTAATATGATTACACGAGAAAGATTTGTAGAAGAAACAAATTGGAAAATGAGCTACGAAGAATACAAGAAATGTTACTGTCCAGAGTGCAAAAGAGAAGAGTGCCCACACAGAGAAGCATATAGAAGAGTGCCTAGGATTGATGGTGGTCTTGGATTGTGTCCTAACTTAAAGGAGGATGATTAAATGGAAGACTTACTAAACAAATTAACAGAAGAACAGAAAACAGAGTTGGGTAATCTGTGCCAAAAAATTAATGATATTTTTGAGGAAAATGATAACTTTACTGAAGATGATGTAGATAAATATGCATGTACTTCATTACAAAATGGAATTTGCCAAGTAATGAATGAGTTAGGCTTATGGTGTACTATATAAACTGTCTGGTGAAAATAAAGGTAATTTAGACCACGAAGAAATGTTCAATACCAAAGAGCAGATGGATAAAAGATATGATGAATTGTTCAAAAAAGGATTTGTATGGCTTAAATCCGACTGCATGGGAACAGAAAAATGGTGAATGGAAACGATTGGAGGGATATTAATATGGAAGTAAGGATATATCAAAACAAGCGAAATAAACAAAAGTACATAGAAGTGCATAATGATGGACATCATCATAATTCTGTTCGTCAGTATATACAGCACGATCAGAAAGTTGCAGGTCATAAGGTTGGAGTTGTTAGAAATTATACTGGCGATGGAAAACTTCATCGGTGGAGAAAAGGTAACTTAAATGAGCTATTGGAAGATTACAAGGAGGTGTGAGTATGAAATATCAGCATATAGAATTTATTGATGGTAGTAATCCTTATATCAGCAAAACAGAAAAGAATTTCAAATGGATGTGTAAACATTATGTTCTCATTCCGATTGCAGAAAATTTCTGGAAAGCAACTGATAGAATTTATTATAAAGTAGTTGGATTTGTAGATAAAGACAAAAGAGCTACTTTTAACAGAAATTACAAATCAAAAGCAGGTGCAATGAGAGTAATTCGCAAGGCAATTAAAGAGAATAAATTTGAGTGTATTGTACTTAGAAAAGAGGTTGAAGATTTACGGAATGATGAACACTTTGATATTTCAGTAAGTACACCTATTAAAACATGGAATTTGGTATAGATTGGAGTGATGGAAATGAGAAGAACAACCAAAAAAGAACGAAAAGAAAATGCAAATAGATTTTATAATATGTTTATGAATAGTAATTGTAATCAGGCAGCTATTGTAGTTGAAAGAACAGAAAGTAGTAACTCGAATATCAATAGGTGCAGATTTATAGCAGTTCCATCAACACTTGCATTTATGGAAAATCCAATAGTAATCGCAGAGTCTGTATCTGGGATTACAGGTTGTTTTATGGAATTATTAGATGATATTAAGCCAAGAAGAGGAACAGAAAAAACATATTTTGATGATGGTTTTAACGATTGGCTTGAAGAAATGTATAAGTTCAGAATTACATATAAGGATGGACTTGTATTTATGTTGGAAAAGAATATTGAAGAAACACAGTAAATAGCAATTTCATTTTAAGATTGGAGTGATTTTATGGACAAGAAAAGTGAAGAATATTTAAGTCAGTATATAAAACTTACTAATAAAATCAAACAGAAGATAGAATCCCATGCAAATAGATACAATATCAGAGCAGAAATATGTGCATGGTATTCAGGTTGGGAAGATTTTTGTTCAGATTGGTGTGATGGATGTGGTTATACAAGAACAGAAGCACGGAAATTATATCATGGTGGTATAGGTGAATTTATGAATTTACCTAATGGAAACGGAATTATTAGATTTGTTATTTAATAGGCAAGTAAACAAGAGTTTACAGGCTTTTAGAATTGGAGGTAGACATGGAAAAAGTTGATAATAATATCCAATTAGCTTTCTTAGGTGGTATGAAAGCTGGATTAGAAGCATTAATTCATGGACTTGAAGTAGTGGCAGAGAATAATAACGGGCAAGTATCATTTGAGTTCGTTAAAATGGTTTCTGCTAGTACGATCGCTGATGTAGAATTAAAATTATCTAGTATAGAGAATGGAAAAGGTCTTATAGATGTTTTAAATAATAATAAAAGCAAATGAATCAATGATTTATAATACTCAGGATTTGTCAGAAGGAGAGACGTATCATGGTAAGAATTAAAGATGGAAATTATATAGCAATATTCTATGATAAAATGATTGAAGTAAAGGCAGATTCAAAAAGAGATGCTTATAATAAAGCAAAAAGATATTTTGAATCAAGAGAACATAGAGAATTATTTGATAACGAGCTAAAAGTGTGTAAGATACCATCTATGATATGTGTTCTTGATGAGTGAATGAAACGATGATTTACTGCGGAAAGTGAGGGAAATATTATGACATGGGATGAATTAAATGAAAAATATCCAGAAGCAAGGGATGAAATGAGTGTAGACAGAGAAAGGGATTTTTTAAAAGACCTATATGATGCTTATGAAGCTGTTGGATTTGTAAACAAATTTTGGACGCCATTTGATTTGCATGATGAAGACAAAAGTTATGTTGGGAAACCATTTAAGGTGATTGGAAGATGTGAGGAAGGTAAGGAATGGGATTTAGAATCTTTACCTGCATGGAAAATCGAATTTGAAGATGGACATAAAATGGATGCATATCCAGAAGAAATTTACTTAAAAGACATGATTGCAAACGGGTATAAACCACAATGAAACGGAAATTTACTTGGAGAATATGTAAGAGGTTGGAATATTCAATCTCTTATTTTTATGGGGAGGAATGATAATTACTATGTTTAATTACAAAGAATTTAAGAAGGAAATGTCTAAGAGAGGACATGAAGTACATAAAAATGGAAAGTATCTTACAATTATTCCTAATAATAATTACGAGGGATACGCAAAAGGTTTTATATTTGCAACAGATATTGTTAAAGGTTTTGAGGATGTATTAAAGTTACTAAATATGGATCATTTTAACAGCTGACTTGAAAAAGTAAATTCCAGTGCAGGGGTAAATTCCACCACGCTTTAAA